CCCATGCGTAGGGTCATCCTGCACGGCCGCCTGAAGCGCGAGTTCGGCCCGGAGTTCCGGCTCGACGCCGCGACGGTCGGCGAGTGCATCCGCGGGATCGGCGTCCAGGTGAAGGGCTTCCTCGAGGCCCTGAAGCAGGGCTCCTACGAGGTGATCCGCGGCGAGCGCCGGACCGGGCTGCGGCTCGGCGAGGAGGACATCAACACGCTGCGCCTCGGCCAGGCGGACCTGCACCTGGTGCCGGTCGCGGCCGGCCGCGCCAAGGGCGGCGCGCTCAAGGCCATCCTGGGCGTCGCGCTGGTCGGCGTGGCGATCTTCGCCTCAGGCGGCACGCTGGCCGCCCCGCTCGCCGGCCTGACCTCGGGCGGCATGTGGGGCTCGGTCGCGGTGCTGGGCCTCGGCCTCGCGGTCTCGGGCGCGGCCCAGATGATGACGAAGAAGGAGTCCTCCGACACCGGCAAGAAGGAGGACAGCTTCGCCTTCTCCGGGCCGACGAACGGCACCGAGCAGGGCACGGCCGTGCCCCTCATCTACGGCCGCGTGATGTGCGGCTCGATCGCGGCCTCGACCGGGCTGGACGTCGAGGACATCGCGATGGGCGCGAGCCCGGACGGCACCGTGACCAAGATCAACGAGGACGGCTCGGTCACGACCTCGATCAAGACCGGGCAGACGACGGGCGACACGAAGGGCGGCTTCTAAATGGACGCGATGATCGAGGACCTGCGCGCGCTGGAGTCAGTCAGCGCTGACGTGAGCGGCTCGGGCGGCGGCAGCTCGGCGAAGCTCGGCGGCTCGAGCGCGGGCAAGTCGGACGCCTCGAACACGCTGCGCTCGGACGCCAAGGCGCGCCTCGTCGAGGTGCTGGGCGAGGGCGAGATCGTCGGCCTGGTCAACGGCGCGCAGTCGATCTTCTTCGACCAGACCTCGCTCCAGAACGCCGACGGCACCTTCAACTTCGTGGGCGTGACCTGGCAGGAGCGGCACGGCGAGCCCGAGCAGCCGCCGCTGATCGGCATGGCCTCGTCCGAGACCACCTACTCGGTCGGCGTCGAGATCAAGAAGTCCCAGGAGCCGCCGGTCCGGACGATCGCCGACGAGAACGCGACCTCGGTGCGCGTCGTCTGCCAGATCCCGACCCTCGTGGTGCAGAACCCGAAGAACGGCTCCCTGCTGCCGAACGACCTCGACTACATGATCGAGATCCGCCCGAACGGCGGCCAGTGGACCGAGGTCCACCGCGAGCTGCTGCTCCAGCAGAAGACCACCTCGCCCTACGAGCGCGCGAGCGTCGTCAGCCTGCCGCCGGGCGGCCACCCCTACAGCCTGCGCGTGCGCCGGGAGAGCCCGGATCCGACCGTCGACTACATGCAGGCCGGCCTGATCTGGGAGAGCTACACGACGATCGTCGAGGGGCAGTTCACCTATCCCCACACGGCACTCGTGGCCCTCGAGCTCGACGCCCAGCAGTTCGGCGGCTCGATCCCCTCGCGCTACTACGACGTGAAGGGCCTCATCATCCAGGTGCCCTCGAACTACGACCCCGAGGCCCGGACCTACACGGGCTTCTGGGACGGCACCTTCAAGCGCGCCTGGACCAACAACCCGGCGTGGATCTTCTACGACCTGCTGACCAACGACCGCTACGGCCTCGGCGAGTTCATCGACGAGACCAAGATCGACAAGTTCGGCCTCTACGAGATCGCCGGCTACTGCGACGAGCTGGTCGCCGACGGCAAGGGTGGGCAGGAGCCGCGCTACACCTTCAACGGCGTCATCAACTCGCGCGACGAGGCCTACAAGGTCCTCCAGCAGATCACCGCGGCCTTCCGCGGCATGGCCTTCTGGTCGGTCGGCCAGGTGTTCGCGGTCGCCGACAAGCCGGCCGACCCGGTGAAGCTGCTCGCCCCGGCCAACGTGATCGGCGGCCAGTTCAAGTATTCCCGCACGGCCAAGAAGACCCGCAACACGGTCGCGATGGTCTCGTGGAACGACCCGGAGGACTTCTACCGGAACGCCATCGAGGTCGTGCAGCACGACGAGGGCCTGGACAAGTTCGGCTGGCGCCAGACCGACATCCAGGCGGTCGGCTGCACCTCGCGCGGGCTCGCGCACCGGATCGGCGCCTGGACGCTCGACACCGACTACACGGCCACCGAGAGCGTCGAGTTCGAGATGGGTCTCGACGCGCTCGCGGCCGACCCGCTGCGGCCCGGGCACATCGTGGCCATCGCCGATCCGCGCAAGGCTCAGACCCGCATCGGCGGCCGAGTGATCTCGCACTCGCCCTCGCGGCTGAACCTCGACAAGGCCTTCGAGCCGACGGCCACGGCCACCTACAAGATCTCGGTGGTGAACAAGGCCGGCGTCATCGAGACCCGGGGTGTGATCGGCTGGGAGCAGGGCAACGTCACGGCCGTCCTCGACGCCGAGCTCGAGGGCGAGATCGCGCCCGGCGCCATGTGGGCGATCTCGAGCACGGATGTGGCCCCGCGCCAGTATCGCGTGCTCTCGGTCACGGAGCCGAAGAAGAACACCTTCAAGGTCGCGGCCCTGTTCCACGACCCGACGAAGTATGCCCGCATCGAGCAGAACGTCTTCCTCGCGCCGCCGAGCTACGTGCGGCCGTCGACCAAGATCCTGCCGCCGGTGAACCTGAAGGCGACCGAGACCCAGACGTTCCGGGACGGCCTGCCGCACATCGAGGTGCTCCTGTCCTGGACGCCGGCCTCCGACTGGATGAGCAACGCCTACAGCGTGCTCCTGTCCGGCCCGGACGGCGACGTCGACATGGGCGTCACCTCGAACCCCTCGATCACGCTGCCCGACCTCAAGGCTGGCGACTGGACGGCCTCCGTGACCGGCCAGGGCCAGGGGAAGCGCTCGGCGCCGGCCTCGCTCGCCTTCACGGTCGCGGGCTGGGAAGGCCAGCCCGGGCCGGCCGTCGCGAACCTGCGCGTGCGCGGGCAGGACGCCGGCGACGGCGCCTTCGCCGGCAAGGACCTGGTGCTCGACTGGGACGTCACCTGGCCGGACGCCGTGATCCCCTACGCGATCGACTTCGTGGTGCGCATCCTCGACGTCGACACGCAGGAGCTCGTGTCCGACTGGGTCGCGCCCGGCGCCACCTTCACCTACGGCCTCGACGCCAACGCGGCCGACGGCGGCCCGCGCCGCAAGTTCTGGGTCCAGGTCCGGGCCCGGGACGTGCTCGGCCGCGAGAGCGCGCCGGCCACGCTCGTGTGCGAGAACGCCGCCCCGGACGTGATCTCGCCCTCGATCACCACGACGACCGAGAGCCTATTCGTGTCCTTCGACCGGCCGGCCGACCCGGACTTCGCGGGCGTGCTCGTGTGGCTCGAGCAGGCCTCGGGCTTCGACCCCGCGGCGACCAAGCCGGCCTACGACGGCAACTCCACCCTCGTCTCGTTCAAGGTGACGCCCGAGACCTTCTACTTCGTCCGGGTCGCCGCCTACGACCAGTTCGGCAAGCAGGGCCTGAACGTCGGCCCCGAGCAGAAGGTGTGGGTGTCGAACCGGATCATCGACACCGACGTGCCGGGCGCGCCGACGGGGCTGAAGCTCGAGACCGCGGCCGAGACCGCGATCGACGGCACCCTGACGGCCGTGGTGCGCGCGAGCTGGGACAAGAGCGGGTCCGAGAACCTCGCGGGCTACGAGGTCGAGGTCGCGGTCGAGGGCGGCACCTGGGTGCGCGAGCGCGTCACCGACCCGGCCTGGGAGCGGCACGGCCTGGCGCCCGGGCAGACCTACGCGGTGCGGGTGCGGGCCTACAACGGCTCGGACACGGTCGGCACCTGGTCGGACCCGGTCGCGATCGTCGCCGCGGTGAACGAGACCGCCCCGGACCCGGTCACGGGCCTCGCGGTCGTCGCCGCCTTCGAGACGGCCGTGCTGAGCTGGGTCGACCCGGCCCAGGCCGATCTTGCGTATGTCGAGCTGTTCGCGGCTGCTGCCCAGAATGCGCAGCGCGCGTCGCTGGGGCGCGCCGTCGCGGGCGCGCAGACCTTCATCGACAAGACGCTGCCGGCCGGCCAGACGCGCTTCTACTGGGCGCGCACGGTCAACACGTCCGGCACCCAGAGCGAGGTGTTCGCTGGCCCGGTGCAGGCGGTCTCGCCGGTCATCACCAAGGAGCAGATCGCCGGCCAGATCCTGGACCAGACCTCGTTCGCCGACGGGCTGACGGCGATCGGCGTGGTCGACACGCTGCCGGCGCTCGCCGACTACGACGGCCCGCTCGTGCTGCTGCTCAAGACCGACGGCAAGCTCTACCAGATCGAGGACGGCAAATGGGAGCCGGTCGTGGGCAACACCACGGCAGGCGGCATCGTCGGGCAGATCAAGGGCACGCAGATCGAGGACGGCGCCATCTCGACCGAGAAGATGGCCGCCAACTCGATCGACGCCGACCGCCTGGTCGCGAACTCGATCACGGCCGGGCTGATCGCCGCCGGCGCCATCAAGGCCGAGGCCCTGGCCGCGGGCGCGATCACGGCCGACAAGATCGCCGTCGGGCTGTCCTCGGGCAACCTGCTGTTCAACGCCGACTTCCTGGGCGGCGTCTCGGGCTTCGCGCTGCACGGCGCCTCCGACGGCGTGGCCCCGGCGATCACCGCCTCGACCACCTTCGCCCCGCCCGGGATGGGTGCCGCGCTGGTCGCGCGCGCCGACACGCCGGCTGCCGGCGCCTACGCGGACCTGGTGCTGGAGCGCCGGCTCCCGGCCGGCTGGGACGAAGCCTACCCGGTCGCGCCCGGCCAGCGCTACGAGCTGTCGGTCTACGCCTCGATCACCCGCGCGCAGGCGCAGGTCATCCTCCTGTTCCTCGACGCCTCGCGCCAGCCGCTCGCCGCCGCCTCGGGCGACGTGCATGCGGCCGCCCCTGGTGTCGGTCCGCTGGAGACGATGGCGCGCGTGGGCGTGTTCGGGACCGCGCCGGCCGGCGCCGCCTTCGTGGTGCCGGTGCAGCGCGCGATCTGGATCGGACAGGCCGCTCCGCAGGTCGCTTGGACGGGCCTCTACCTGGGCAAGGCGCTGGCGAACCAGACCGCGTTCGCCCCGTGGGTCGCCAACGCCTCGACCGTGATCGACGGCGGCTCGATCGCCACCAACTCGCTGTCGGCCGACCGCATCGTCGCCGGCACGATCACCGCGGACCAGATCAAGGGCGGGACGATCACCGGCGACCGCATCGCCGCCGGGACCATCACGGGCGACAACATCAAGGCCGGCTCGATCCAGGCCGACCGGATCCGCATCGGCGGCGAGGTCTCGCTCGCCTCGTGGCTCGGCGGCCCGGACGCGACGCAGATCGACGGCGGCCACATCGCGGCCAACTCGATCGCCGCCAACACCCTGAAGATCGGCGCGCGCGGGCTCCAGACGGTCGGGCTCGACTTCTCGGCCGACAAGGAGGACGCCACGCTCTCCTGGAGCGCCGGCACGATCCTGTTCACGGGCGACGACGGCCATGCGGTCGCCGCGGCCGTGGCCTCGGGCAGCATCGCCACGGGCGGCAAGCACGCCTTCGCCTGGTGGAGCCGGGCCCAGCAGGGCGTGGTCCAGGCCGGGCTGGAGAACTATGCGGCCATCCTGGCAGACCCAGATGCTGTGCTCCTGTGCTCCTATGACGGCTTCGCCGGCCTCAACCCGATCTACGGCGGCACGATCATCGACGGCTCGCGCATCAACACGGGCTCGATCACGGCCGACCAGATCAAGGCGGGTGCCATCCAGGCGTCGCACATCGCGGCTGGGGCGATCACGGCCGAGAAGATCGCCGCGGGCGAGGTGACGGCCGACAAGCTCGGCGCCGGCACCATCACCGCGGACCTGATCTTCCTCGGCTCGGCCAACTTCCAGCTCGACGCCCGCAACAAGCTCATGCGGATCGTCGCCAACAACGGGGTCGAGCAGGTCTCCATCGGCAACGTCGGCGTCTTCGAGGGCGACGGCAAGACCGAGATCTTCGGCATGGAGGTCCGGGACAAGAACGGCCAGGCCGTCCTGAAGATCACCGACGACGAGACCTCGCTGGACGGCAGCTACATCCGTAAGGCGACCATCGACGGTGCCTCGATCAAGGACGCCTCGATCCAGTCGGCTCAGATCGGGAACGCGGCGATCACCAACGCCAAGATCGGCGATCTTCAGGTCGATACGGTCAAGATCGCCGGCAAGGCGGTCTCCCAGACCGTCGCGAACGCAGACCCGGGCAAGGTCACGTCGGTGCCCATCGCCGCCCGCGAGCTGACCAGCATCTTCCAGATCCTCGCCTACCGGAAGGGCGATGGCGGCACCCCGCACCCGCAGAACGCGTCGACCGGAGCGCTGACGGTCGATTACTCGGCCGACGGCGGCCAGACCTGGACGGTCCTGCGGGGCGTCGTGAACAGCTTTTCCTACCTCTACTCCGTCTCAGCGGGCGGAAGCTTCCAGTTCATGACGCCGACTGTGCTGGTGTTTTCCTGGGAGCCCAAGCAGATCGGCAACCTCATTCTGCGCGTCACCGACAGTAACGGCGAGCCGAATGTTGGCGACGTCTATCTTTCAGTCACGGAGCTTGCACGATGACCGAGAAGCGCGACTACATCACGCCGGCCGAGGCCGTGCCCTACGACGAGACCGGGCGCATCGTCGGCTACCGCTTTCAGGGGGTCGGCTTCACCGAGGACGAGCAGGAGCGTGGCATCCGCATCCTGTTCGGGGACGGCGGCTGGTGCATGCAGACGTTCACCTCCCGACGCTACGTGGATCTCTCGGGCGCCAAGCCAGTGATCCAGGACCGCCCGGAGTTCGAGGGCCGCTTCGACCGCCCGATCCTGCCGGCCGGCGAGGAGGCGACGCTCCCGGATGTTCCGGCCTGCACCATCACATTCGCCGGCCCGGTCTCGGGCACGCACGAGCACGAAGGCGGCGACCTGAAGATCGGGTTCACCGTGCCCGGCACCTACGCGATCCTGTTCGAGGCGTTCCCGGTGCTGCCGGCCGCCCTCACCCTCACCGTCACGGACTAGAGCCGGCGGCAACCAGGCGTCGCCCGCTGTGGGCGCCGTATTCGAGAAGTGGATGATCCTGAAATGACCAGTCCGAATGATTATGTGAGCTATTACACCTACGATCTCACCGGCAAGATCCACGCGACCGGCAGCACGCTACGCTCTCAATACGATGAGATGGTTGCGAGCGGCATGCTCGTTGGGATCGGAGTGCCCAAGCACATCCCTGTTTCGGGCTACTTCCCCAACAACGAGGTTTCGCAGATGGTCGACCTGTCGGGCCCTGAGCCCGTTCTCGTCGATCGCCCGACCTACGACGGTCAGTTCGAGCCCGAGACGCTGAAGCGCGGGGAGACGGCGACCCTTCGTGATGTGCCGCCAGGGTTCGCCACCTATCGGACGGCCGACTACTCCGATTTCGACTACGGCAGCACCTTCGCAGGCGGCGATTACGTCCTCACCGCGCGGGTCGTGGGTCGCTATGCGGTGATCGTCAGCGACACCTTCCCGATCCTGCCATTCGTCCGCTTCGTCGACGTCACGGAGTAAGCCATGATCCACGGACCCGCCCTCCCGGACGCGCGCGAGCGCGCCAAGGCCATCGTCGCCGCCCACTACGAGGGGCTCGCGCATCAGGACGTGCCGGCTGGCCGGCGCGCCATGTATGTCCGCAAGGCCGAGCAGGCGCGCTTGGTCGTTGAGGGCGGGTCCTCGCCACTGATCGAACAGGAGGCTCGACTGCGGCGCATCGACTCGGCGACCCTCGCCCAGTCCATCCTCGACCGCGCGAACGGTGCCGGTGACGCCCTGGAGCTCCAGCGGATCGCCCTCAACGTCGAGATCGAGCAGTGCGAAAGCCACGCTGCCATCGTTCGGCTGCTCGCCCGACACGGAATGGCCTTCGCCTCATAACCGGGGGAGGGGTGTTCAGAACGGGGCGCTTCGGGCATAATAAGTCACTGCTTACTCACCCCGTTCGGGAGATCTCGCAATGCCTGAAATCCCTGACAGCGGGCTAGCCGTGCTGATCGCCAAGATAGAAGTCCTCACCGAGAAGGTGACGGAGGCACGCGACGAGCTGAAGGAGACGAGCCGGGAGCTGACCAAGGTCAAGGAGCAGCTCCAGGCCACCTCCTTCGAGCTCCAGCAGACCAAGAACGAGCTGGCCTCGACCAAGACCGAGCTGACCACGGCGAAGGTCGAGATCGAGGCTCTCAAGAAGATGATCTCGAATTACCGCGCCGGCGCTGCCGCGATCCTGGGCCTGGGTGGGCTCATCGGCTGGCTGCTCGCCACCGTCACGGGCGTCACCGGCATGGTCAAGACCTGGGTCCATTGACCCGGATAGTCAGTCAGCACTGACTTATCACATGAGAGAGGAAGCTATGTCCCTGTCCCCGTCCGCCGTCTGGTCCTGGCTCAAGGCCCAGTTCGCCAAGGTCCCGCTCGCCGTCCAGCTCCGCGACGACTGGGTGAACCTCATCAAGAAGACCTGGAGCGTCCGGTTCTCGCTGCTCGCGTCGCTGCTCGCGGCCGTCCAGCTCGGCATGCAGGCGCTCCTCGAGAACCCGCCGATCGACAACAAGGTCTTCGTCGCCCTCTACATCCTGGTCAGCGCGGCCGCCGGCTACTCGCGCCTCGTGACGCAGGACGGGATCACCCCGTCCTCGGTCTCGGGCGGCGAGCAGTGAGCCGCCTGACGAAGCGCACCGTGCTCGGTGGTCTGGTCGCCACGGCCCTCGGGGTCGCGGCGATCAGCCAGGTGGGCACCGAGGAGGGTCTGCGGCTGCGGACCTACAAGGACACGGTCGGGGTCAACACCTACTGCTACGGTGAGACCAAGGGTGCCGTGTGGGGCGCGACCTACACCAAGGCGCAGTGCGACGCGCTGCTGCTCAAGCGGATCGACGAGTTCGCCAACAAGGTCGAGAGCTGCGTCAAGCAGCCGATGACGGACAAGACGGAGATCGCCTTCGTCTCGTTCGCCTACAACATCGGGCAGGCCGGCTTCTGCAAGTCGACCACCGTCCGGCTCTACAACCAGGGCCGCAAGGTCGAAGCCTGCAACGCCATGATGGCGTGGACGAAGCAGAAGGAGCTGATCGGGCGGCGCACGCGCGAGAAGAACCTCTGCCTCGAGGGGGTGAAATGAGCAGTCTGCTCCTCACCCTCGCCAACGGCTGGACCGCCTTCTCGATCCTCGCGACGCTCTCGGGCATCGCGGGGATCGCGCTCATCGCGCTCGCGGTGTTCGGCACGACCTTCCTGCCGAGCTTCATCAAGCAGCCGCTCATCATCGCCGGCATCTGCCTGATCGTGGGCGGCGCCCTCTACCAGGCCGGGCAGGCGAAGGGTGCGCACCTCGCCTTCGAGCAGGAGGCCAGCCGCGCGCTCGACGCCGAGACCAAGCGGGCCGACCTCGCGGAGGCCCAGAACAAGCAGCAGGCGGCGCAGGCCGCGAAGGACCTCGCCGCCGAGAAGGCGGACAACGCCAAGCTGAAGGAGCTGAACGATGTTCTGGCCAAGGACAAGGACCGTGATCGCGAGTGCGTTGATGGCGACGTCGCTCGGCGCCTGCGTAACCTCTAACGCGCCGGCCCCGCTCACCGGGACCAGCATCCGCGTGACGCTGCCCGCGGCGCCCGACGGCGTCCAGGGCTGCCTCGCGCGGGCCTTCCCCGACATCCCGGACCGGGCCCTCTCCAAGGCCGACGTGGTGCGGATCATCGGGGAGGCGAAGGTCCTCGACCGGGCCAAGACCGCTTGCGGTCAGCGCGCCGTGGACTGGATCAACGCCGTGCGCCGGGATTATGCCCGGTAGCCAAGACTTCCCGGTGCCATCGGCCTGTATTTAGATATTAGTATTAGACTACTACTGATTATCTACATACAGGGCGATGGCGTTGGGCATCCGGGGTAGGAAGCGCTCCCGAGCCTCTGGATCGCCGGCTCCTCCTCGGCTATGATAAGTCACCACTGACTTACCGATGCCGGCTCTGCCCGGCCACAGGAGCCCCGAATGGCCGGCAAGAGCACCTACCTCGAGAACGCCCTCCTCAACTGGCTGCGCGGCACCGCCTTCCCGGCCCCGCCCGCTGGCCTGTTCATCGCCCTGTTCAACGGCGACCCGACCGACGCCGGCACCGGCGGCCAGGAGGTCACGACCGCGGTTCGTCCCGACGGGCGCGTCGCCGCGCCGTTCGGCGAGCCGGCCAACAAGACCATCTCCAACTCGGCCATCGTGGACTTCGGCAACGCCGCGGGCGGCACCGATGTGACCCACTTCGCCGTGTTCTCGGCCGCGGCCGGCGGCACCATGCTGGAGTCGGCCCCGCTGACCGGCGGCAAGCAGACGATCAACCCCGGCAACCCGGTGAGCTTCCCGGTCGGCGCCCTCGCCATCACCGAAGACTAAGGTCTCCGGCTCGTGCTCCCCAGCGCCTACACGGCTGCCGCAAGCCGTCGCTACTACGGTGGCGACCGCTTTGCGCTGTCCGGGTCCGCGCTGGGCCGGGCGAGCCTCACCGGCCGCCTCTCGATCACCAGCCGGGCCGACAACCTCGCGGGCGTCGCCGCCGGCCGCACGAGCATCCGGGCGAACCTCTTGACCATCGCGCCGCTGCACGGGACCGCCTCGGGCCGCAGCACGATCACCGGCCGGCTGCGCTCCTCGCTCAGCGACGACATGCACGGGCAGGCCGCGGGGCGCACGAGCGTCGCCGGCTCCCTCGTCGTCGGCAAGCGCCTGGTCGGCTGGGCTTCGAGCCGGTCGAGCGGGGAGGGGACGCTCCACATCGGCAAGCCGCTCAGCGCCACGAGCGCCGGCAAGAGCCAGGCGGCCGGCGCGCCCAGCATCGGGCGGCTGCTCGCGGGCGAGACCGCCCAGGGCACCGGCTCCGCGACGGGCCGGCTTCTGGTCGAGCAGCTCCTCGCCGGCACGATCGTCGGCACGGGTGCGGCCTCGGGCGAGCTGCGCACCGATACGGCGCTCAAGGGCACGCTGCGCGGCTCCAGCACGGCCGCCGGCGCCCTGGCAGTGGGCAAGCCCCTCGCGGGCGCGACGCACGGCTCTACGAGCCCCGCTGGCGCGCTGCGGGTGGCGAAGGTTCTGGGCGGCCACCCCGCGGGCGCGGGCCGCCTGACGGGCCACGAGATCATCGCGAAGGCGCTGAAGGGCAAGGCCGCCGGCAAGGCGACCGTCACCGGTCAGCTCGGCGCACTGGCGACCTACAGGCTCACCGAGGACGGCGACATCCGCCTGACCGAGGCTGGCGACCTTCAGCAGGTCGAGAACGACGACAGCAACTAGGCTCCAGGCAGAGGATCGAACGGTGGCAAACCGCAAGGCGAGTGAGGAGCCGCAGGCAACCGCCCTGGGCTCGGCGGACTTCTGGGCCGCGGTCCAGAGCGGCCGGGACGTGCAGATCAGCGTGGGCCAGATCCTGGCCTACCTGCGCACGGTCCTGGTCACGGCCGACATCACCGACCTGGCCGGCAAGCTCCAGGCGATCAGCGACACCGCTGCCGGCGACACGGCTGCGGCCAAGGCTGCCATCGAGGCCGAGCTGGGCACGGCCGCGCGTCTCGCCGCCGGCACGGGTGCCGGCCAGGTGCCGGTGCTCGACGCCAACTCGAAGCTCGACGCCTCGATCATCCCGGCTGTCGCGATCACCGACACGTTCCCGGTGGCGTCCGAGGCCGAGATGCTCGCGCTCACGGCCGAGCGCGGCGACATCGCGATCCGCTCCGACCTCAACAAGTGCTTCATCCTGAAGGTCGAGCCGGCGACGACGCTCGCCAACTGGAAGGAGCTGCTGACGCCGACCGACGCCGTGCTCTCGGTGGCTGGGCTCAAGGGGGCGATCACGGCCGCGGCCCTGAAGACGGCGCTCGCCATCGCGGTCGCCGATGTGTCCGGGCTCCAGGCCGCGCTCGACAGCGTGCGCACCGACTTCGCCGCGGCCGACACGGCGATCCGCTCGGACATGGCGACCGCGCTGGCCGGCAAGTTCGACAAGGCCGGCGGCAACGTCACGGGCGCGACCGACTTCGGCACCCGGCCTACCGTCAACGGAAAGGCCGTCTGGGACGCCGGCAACTTCGACCCGACCGCGAAGGCCGGGCTGGGCGGGGCCGCCTTCACAGGCGCGATCAGCGCGCCGTCGGTCTCCTCGGCGTCCGGCGCCTTCGACGCGCTCACGGTCGGCAACAAGGCTGTCTGGCACGCGGGCAACTTCGATCCGTCCACCAAGGCGAGCCTGAACTCCAACGTCAGCTTCTCGGCGCTCACGGTCTCGGGCGCGACCTCGGTCGCCGACCTGTCGGCCTCGGGGACCGGCACGTTCGCGGCCCTGAAGGTCGGCACCAGCGCGGTCTGGCACGCGGGGAACTTCGACCCCTCGACCAAGGCGAACCTGGCGAGCCCGGCCTTCACCGGCGAGGTGACGGCGCCCAAGGTCACGGTGGCCGGCGCCGGCTCTTTCGGCTCGCTCTCGGTCCAGAACCGCCCGAGCTGGGGCGGTCTGACCCCGTGGGACAGCGGCAACTTCGACCCCTCGAGCAAGGCGACGCTCGGCGGCGACGCGAGCTTCGCGTCCGTGGCTGTGGGCGGGAAGGCTGTGTGGCACGCCGGGAACTTCGACCCGGGCACCAAGGCGACCCTGGGTGGCGCGGCGAGCTTCGCCTCGCTCGCCGTCTCCGCGCGCCCGAGCTGGGCGAACCTGACGCCGTGGGACAACGGGAACTTCGACCCGAACGCCAAGGCGAGCCTCGGCGCGGGCGTCAACTTCGCCTCGCTCCAGTTCTCGGGCCGGCAGACCTACCTCTACACGGACGCGGGCACCGAAAACCTGGTCGTGCGCACGGGCGCGGCCAACGCCTACCGCTACTCGGTGTTCGGCGCCGACGGCTCGTTCACGGCTCCGGGCACAGTCCTGAGCCCGCTCCTGCGCGCCACGGGCGCCGCGGCGGCGCTCCAGCTCGACGACCGGGCCGGCGGCACGGCCGCGACGCTCTACCAGAACGCCAACGTGTTCGGTCTCTTCATGGGTGCCGACGTGTTCCGCGTGGGCAAGGACGGCTCGGTGTGGTCGTCGGCGATCGGCGACTTCGCGAGCGCGCTGCGCAACGCCGGCCCGGACATCTCGGGCAAGTTCGACAAGGTCGGCGGCCAGCTCACCGGCGACATCACGCTGGCCAAGGTGAACCCGCGGATCACCTTCGGCTACACGGCCGGCTTCCAGGGTTACTGGCGCCTCGAGGCCGACGGCTACCTCTACTGGCGCAGCGCGGCCGACGACTCGGTCATCTTCTGGATCGGGCAGGGCGGCGACTTCGGCTCGAAGCAGTTCGGCACAGGCCCGGCGTCGGGTGGCCTGAACTCCCGCATCGAGGACCGGGCGACCGCCTGGGCCCGCTACTACAACTCGATCAAGAACGTCCGTCTCGTGAAGGCCGGCGACAAGACCGCGGTCGACCTGCTTAACGCCACCGGCAACGCCAACGGCACGATCTACGAGCCCTTCGCCGGCGCCGTGGTCACGGGTCTCGCCGCCGACAACTCCTGGAAGCTGCTGAGCAACGCCCGCTGGCGCTACGTCCAGGTCACGGACCCGGACCAGAACTGGGTCACGGTCGCCTACATCAACTGATCCCGAGAAGAAGCATGTCCTACTCAGTCATCGACCACGGCGCGTTCGAGATCTACCAGCCGACCGAGCCGCCGGATGGCATGTTCGTGCCGCCCGGCACCCTGTTCAGCCGCCGCATCAGCGATGGCCTCGACTGGTATAGCTTCTCGCGGAAGGCCGAGAACTGGACCGAGGGCACGGTCCGGGCGATCCTGGTGCCGACGCCGGCCGGCGACATGGTGCTGTCCGCGGTGCGCGACGAGCACGCGATGTTCCCGGGCAACGGGCGCGTGGTCGAGATCAGCGGCGTCGACCTCGACATCGTCGACGTGGACGGCCTGTTCGCCAACAAGGTCTGCAACCTGGCGACCGGCGAGTTCGTCGATCCGCCCAAGCCGCCCGTCACGAAGGTCTCGGCCGCCCAGGCGGTGACGGCGCTGTTCAACCGCGGGCTGCTGCCCCTGGTCGAGAGCATCGCGCTCAACCACCCCTACCCGCCGGTGAAGATCTTCTTCCAGCGGGCCAACGACTGGGAGATCGCCAACCCCTACGTGCAGGCGATCGGCCAGGAGCTCGGGATGGACGCCACCCAGCTCCAGGTCCTGTTCGACGACGCGGCGAAGATCGTCTGATGCGCCGGATCATCGACAGCTTCCGCTACACGGGGCAGCCCCCGTCGGCGTGGCCGGCCTGGCTCGTGTTCCGCAACTACGCCCGGAGCACCGACGGCGGCCTGCTCATCATCCACGGCTTCGACTCCGAGCTGCGGGTCCTGCCCGGGCAGACGCTCGCACTGACGGCCACCCAGGAGATCGCGCTCCTGGCCGAATGACCGCTTGCGTCCTGAAGTAAGTCAGTGCTTACTTATGTGCGCTCGCTCTCTTTCCCCACCGACCCTGGAGTCGACATGAGCACCGCGACCAACACCGCCGAGAAGGCGATCCGCCGTAAGCAGCGCCGCGACGCCAAGCGTCAGGGGAAGGGCACTCAGCACGGTCCGCTCCTTCAACTCGTCGCCGAGAACCGGCGCCCGCAGGCGCCGGCCAAGCCCCGGCAGGCGCCCGTAAAGCCGCTCAACGCCGCCCAGGCGCGCTTCGACGTCTCGATGAGCTCCAACACGCTCACGATCGCCCTGGGCTCGGCCGGCACCGGCAAGACCTGGTTCGCCGCCGCCCGCATGGCCGAGCGCCTGCGCGACGGCGAGATCGAGCGGGTGGTCATCACCCGGCCCGCGGTCGAGGCCGGCGAGAGCCTCGGCTTCCTGCCCGGCGAGCTGGACGAGAAGTTCGAGCCCTACTTCCGGCCGGTGCGCGAGGCGTTCGAGGACGTCCTGGGCAAGGGCTTCACCGAATACCTCATCAAGGAAGGGCGGATCGAGGCGCGCCCGCTGGCGCTGCTGCGCGGCTCCACGCTCAAGGACGCCGACGTGCTGCTCGACGAGGCGCAGAACACCACGCCCGGCCAGATGAAGATGTTCCTCACCCGCATCGGCGAGAACACCCGCGTGGTGGTCAACGGCGACCCGGCCCAGAAGGACATCCCGGGCCCGTCGGGGCTCATGGACGCCGTCTCGCGCCTGGAGCGCGTGCGCAGCGTCGGGATCATCCGGTTCGGCCGCGAGGACGTCGTGCGCTCGGGCTTCTGCCAGGACGTGCTGGAGGCCTACGAGACGCCCGTGGCCGTCGAGCCGGTCAACGACGACGAGCCCGACCACGCCGGCCTGCGGCGCTTCATCGGCGCCGAGGTCTAGGTCAGAAGACCCGACGCTGCGCGACTATAGCGTGAGCAGCACAGCAACGCGCCCGGCCTCGGGCAGCTCACGCGAAGGTCGACGATGACACCGGGACAGGACACGGCAGGGGAGGGGGAGAGACACGTCTTCGGGACGGACCTCCCCCTCGAGGCCTGCCACGACATCATGCACGCGCTGCCCGACGAGTGGGTCGAGCCCGAGCGCTGGCTCATGGCCTCGAAGTGGTTCGACTACCGCTTCATGCACCCGGTCCACGCGACCTACCTGTTCACGGACGCCTACCGCCGGGTCTACCGGCAGATGTATGCCTCGACCTTCGACCGGGCCAAGGCCGACTACGTGAAGGGGATCAAGGCCGAGGATCCGTTCGACCTGGCCAAGCGCAACACCGACCGGGCCGGACTGTGGAAGGCGCGCCAGATGGCCGACGGGCTGTGCATGCCCTACGACCTCTACATCGGCATCGCCATGCACTGGTCCCTGCGCAAGTGCCGCAAGGAATACCTGCCGCGGCCGACGCACCTCTACAACTTCGACCTGCTCACGGCCGTGTCCGACACCTGGACCGACCGGCAGAGCGGCATCCTCTACGTGGCCAAGGACGAGCGCTTCAAGAACGAGCGCTACCAGGCCTCGCCGATCCAGGACGCGCACCACGAGTGGCTGCTCGCCCAGGTGTCGAAGCGCTCCAACATCGTCCACGCCCTCAAGGGCCTGATCTACGACGAGCAGGTGCTCCCGGAGGAGAAGGCCCGGGCGCGCTGGGGCGATGTGGTGATGTCGCGGATCGACGACGTCCGCTGAGAAACCCCGACCTGCGCTCGCTATAGACGACGCGACGCAACACAACACGAGCGAGAGAACGCGAGATGAAGCCCCAGACCCGCCCCGTGATCGAGCGTCGTGGTCCGAGCGCGCCTCGGCAGCCGATGAAGCCGCGCACCTGGAACCACCAGGACGACCTGAAGGCGGCGATCGGCCGGCAGATCACCGTGCATTTCGGCGCGACCACCCGGACCGGGCGGCTCGTCGCCGCCGACCAGTTCACCATCAAGGTCGCCCGCGGAGATCAGTCAGCGATGACTTACTTTAAGGGCAACCTGACGGGCTACGAAATCCTCGAGGCCTGATCCATGACCGCGTACGTCACGGTCGAGGAAGACGACGCGGTCCCCGCGAACCCGGGCGCCTTCCAGTTCGACGCCGAGTTTCAGAGCAAGGTCGCCGCGCTCCAGGTGCGCGACCCGGTCTTCGCGCAGCGCACGGACGGGCTGATCCAGCCCTTCTACTTCGTCAACGAGTCCGAAGCCGTCCTGGTCAAGCTGACCGGGGAATACTTCGCCAAGTATAAGATGCTGCCCGACAAGGTCACACTTGTCAGGCTCATCGCCAATGGCATCGCGAACAAGACCATCCGCAAGGACATGGTCGCCGATGTCAAGGAGAAGGTGAAGGAACTCCTCACCGCCGACATCTCGGACCGCGATTTCGTGGTCGACGAGGTCGCGAGCTTCGCCAAGCACCGGGCGCTGGAGGAGGCGATCCTGGCCTCGGTCGGGGACCTCGACCGGGGCGACTTCGCCAAGATCGCCCAGCGCATCTCGGCGGCGCAGCTCGTGGGCGTGGCCGACGACGCCAGCGGCATCAACTACTTCGACCACATCCAGGAGCGCACCGAGCGGCGCAAGATGATCGCGGCCGGGCTCTACAAGCCCGACGGCATCACCACCGGCATCAAGGAGATCGACGACCTCCTCTACCACAAGGGCTGGGGCCGCAAGGAGCTCTCGGCGCTGATGGCGCCGGCCAAGGGCGGCAAGTCGATGGGCTTGGCCGACTTCGGCAAGTATGCGGCCTTCGCCGGCTTCAACGTCCTCTACGTCTCCCTCGAGGTCGCCTCGCGCATCATCGCGGATCGTCTCGACGCGAACGTGTCGGACACCCTGATGAAGGGCCTTAACGACAACCCGTTCAAGGTGCAGGAGGCCGTCGAGCTCGCGGCCAAGAAGTCGGGCCAGTTCTACATCCACGAGTTCCCGACGGGGACGATGAAGGGCAGCCAGCTCCGGCGGCTGATCGAGCGCTACCGGGCGCGCGGGGTCATCTTCGACCTCATCATCGTCGACTACGCGGACATCATGGCCGCGGAGCACCGCAACGACAATCCGATCCAGGAGAGCAAGTCGATCTGGGTCGATCTGCGCGCGATCGCCTTCGAGCAGAACGCCGCGGTGCTCACGGCCACGCAGACGAACCGCGACGGCGCCAAGGCGACCAGCGTCAAGGCGACCGACGTGGCCGAGGACTTCAACAAGATCCGCATCGCCGACGTGGTGATCGCGATCTCGGCGACGTCCGAGGAGAAGCAGGTCTCGGAAGCCCGCATCGAGTTCGTCGCGCACCGCAACGGCGAAGAGGGCGTCGTGATCCGCATCCAGCAGGACCGGGCCCGCATGAAGTTCCTCTCGAAGGTCCTGGGGGTGAGCCGCTGATGGCCAAGATCACCGTGCTCTGGCGCGAATGCCCGCGCCAGAAGATCAAGATGGACCGGCGCTACCAGCCGCCCGAGCCCTACGAGAGCCAGGCCGAGGTGGATCTGCCCGAGTTCGTGCGCGGGTCCGACGTCGCCGAGATGCTGATCGAGGCCAACGTCGAGAACGATCCCGAGAGCTGGGACGCCTTCGACTACGTGGTCGAGATCCTGGCGCCGGCCCGGATCGCCGGCCGCTACGCCGTCGAGGTGGTGATGGAGCCGCGCTGCGTGGCGATCGAGCTCAACGACGAGGACGAGAGGAGGGCGGCATGAGGACGGGTCGTTTCAGGTTCGTCGAGCGGCGCCGGTTCTGGCTGCCGCCGATCCAGGTGCTCGAGGTCGAGGTCCGCTACCCGGCCGACATCTGGGCCAGCTCCTTCATCCGGGCCTGGATCCTGGCCTCCGGCAGCGACGCGCACGCGATCCAGGCGGCCACGCGCGGCGAGATCCGAGGCACCGCATGATCGACCGCTCGGGCAAGGACTGCATGGGCTACCCGCTGGAGCAGCAGCTCGACGGGTTCACCGACGAGGACATCGGCGCGGCGCGCGTGCTGGCGCGCAACGCCAACTTCCAGTGGGACTGCGTGCTCGAGGATCCGAAGGTCACGGGCCGGCGCTTCCTCGAGCAGGCCCGGACCGTGCGCGAGACCCTCGAGTCCCTCGGCTGGAGGCGCCCGTGAGCGATTTTCAGGAGCTGTCCGAGGAGCTCGACCTGGAGCAGTGGTTCGACCGCGAGGGCCTGGCCTACAAGGGGCCCACGCGCGGCTCGTCGGGCATGCAGATCAACGTGAAGGACTGCCCGCAGGACCACTGCCGGGACGGGCGCTACCGGGTCTACCTCAACGCCGAGTCCGGGATCGGCAACTGCTTCGTGTGCGAGACCCGCTTCAACAAGCTGTCCTTCGTCAACGCCTTCCTGCACGGCGACAAGGACGCGAAGAAGTGGGGCGAGACCCTCAAGCACGTCAAGGCGGCCTGCGTGGAGCAGGGCTGGCGCCCGAAGCGCACGATCACGGCCGCCGTCGAGGTGCCCGACGAGATCAAGCTCCCCGACAGCTTCGCGCTGCCGACGGCTGACGGCCAGAACCTGAAATACCTCGAGAGCCGCGGGATCGGCGTGGAGCTCGCGGCCTACTTCCGGCTGCGCTACTGCGACAGCGGCTGGTGGAACTGGACGAAGGACGACGGCAGCCGGGGCGGCCAGAAGTGGGAGCAGCGGCTGCTGATCCCGGTCTACGACCTCGACGGCAAGCTCGTGACCTTCCAGGGCCGGGACATCATCGGCGACCAGGACGCGAAATACCTGTTCCCGCCCGCGCTGCCCGGCACCGGTCGCTTCCTCTACAACGGCCACAACGCCGTGCGGGCGCGCCGGATCGCGATGGGGGAGGGCGCCTTCGACGTGTTCTCGCTCAAGGCGGCGATCGACGGTGAGAGCGAGCTGCGCGACATCGTCCCGGTCGGCTCCTTCGGCAAGCACCTGTCGACCGGCGATCTCGAGGGCCGCGACCAGCTCGGTCAGCTCCTCGTGCTCAAGGGCTACGGGCTCCAGGAGGTCATCATCTGCTGGGACGGGACGCCCGACGCGCTCGCCGCCGCGGTGAAGGCGGCCGAGTCGATCCGCAAGATCGGGCTGAAGGCCCGCATCGCCCTGCTGCCGCTCGACCAGGACCCGAACGAGGCCAAGCCCGAGGTCGTGCGCAAGGCGCTCTGGCAGGCCCAGGAATACAGCCCGCGGCTGGCCGTCGAATGGCGCCTGCGCAACCCCTACACGGCGCTGCGCCGGGCGAAGGCGCCGCTCACTGCCTGACGCAATAAGTCAGTGGTGACACGAAACACCGACGCACGCTCGCTATAGTCAGCGAGCGAGACACAGACACACGCACAGCAGAGAGGAGCCATGCCGGTCTACCCGATCGCCCTGCGCAAGAAGTCGATGCTGCATCGACAGGGCACCAAGGAATATCACCAAGTGCTGATCGTGAACGGCGAGGGCCGCGCGATCGTCATCCAGCGCTGGGGCAAGAAGAACGCCGAAGGCCAGATGCGGGTGGATGCGTTCCACCACTCTGACGCGGCCGTCGCTGAGTTTGAGAGCAAGGACCGCGACAAGAAGCGGAACGGCTACGAGCACGACCCGGCCCGGGACACCATCGTGCAGTGCGATGACGAGGCCGATTTCCGCAAGAAGCTCGGCATCCTCTACCTGTCCAAGCTCGGCCCGGACAACCTCGAGCACATCGCGCCCGGCGCCGACACGACCGGCGTGCGCACTCCCGATCCGCAACCCGAGTTCGACCGCGACGGGAAGATCGTCCGCAAGGGCTACCAGCCCCGGCACAAGTTCACCGACTTCGTGGAGCCGGCCGGGCCGTCCGTCGCCGACGAGGTCGCCCACAACGAGAACTGGGGGACCTGGTAGATGACGCTCATCAAGACCTACTCGCCGAAGAACGAGGCCCTGATCGTCTGCCCGATCTTCGGGGCCGAGACGCGGCTCGCCGACTGCCTGGAGCTCGAGCAGCAGGTGGCTCGCGGCCGCAAGCCCGACGAGCGGCGCGGCTGCCAGGCCTGCCTGATGTCCTCGAAGTGCCCGGTCTACTGGATCAACCGGGCGATCATCCGCACGGGCGAGGATCCCTACTTCTCGGCCGAGCCGAAGGTGCTCCCGCTCAAGGGTGAGATCCTCGAGGCGGTGCGCCCGATCCTGGTGCGCGACGACGCGGTCAACCGCTACGCGGTCGAGGGCGCCGAAGCCGATGCGATCCGGGCGGCGAACGAGGCGGCCAGTGCCGGCAAGCCCCGGGCGGCCAAGAAGACCGCGGGCGTGAAGCTCGCCGCGGTGAAGCGCGAGGAGTCGGCGCCGGCCGCTGACGACGGGCTGAAGGCGGCCGCGCTGTCGGGCGACCTGTCGGCTGCCGTGACCCGCGCCGTCGCCAGGGCCAGCGAGGCGCCAGCTCCCGCGCCCGCGCCCAAGGCTGTCGCACCGGCACCGAAGCCGCCTGCGGCCGCCCCTGCGCAGCCCAAGCCCACCCCGAAGCCCGCACCGGCTCCGGCCGGCAAGGGCATGTCGCTCCTCGAGATGGCCCGCGCCCGGGCCGCAGCACAGAAGGACCAGGCCGCGTGAACTCGATCGACGTCTACCGCCTCCTCCAGGAGATCGGCGCCACCACCTCGCGCAACGCGAAGGAGGACCTGCTCCGGTCCAAGATCGAGGACCCGACCGTCCAGCGCGTCGTGCAGCTCGCCTACGACCCGTTCATCACCTTCGGCATCACGCCGCCCCAGGTGAAGGGCGCCGGCCGGCTCAGCTTCGACCACACCAGCCCGCAGCCCTGGGTGATGCTGCACCAGCTTTCCAAGCGCGAGCTGACCGGCAACGCCGCCAAGGTCGCGGTCGAGCGCATGCTCGTCGACCTGGAGCCGGCCTCCTGCGAGGTCCTGCGCCGGATCCTGGCCAAGGACCTGCGCTGCGGCATCTCCGAGAAGACCATCAACCTGGTCTTGCCGAATACGGTGCCGACCTTCGACCTGATGCTGTCCAAGGCCTACGAGGAGAAGCGCATCAAGACGTTCCCGGTCCCGATCGAGCCCAAGCTCGACGGCTTCCGGGGCATGAGCCTGGTCTCGGCCGGGGTCTCGAAGGCGTTCTCGCGCGTGGGCAACCACTTCCCGCAGCTCGACTGGGCCGGCCCCTACCTGGTCCAGATGGTCGAGAACGCCCGGGCCAAGGTCCAGAACGCCGAGAGCTGCCCGGGGATGACCGACAAGGTGCGCCGCTTCATCTGGGACGTCCTGGGCGGCGACGCTGGTCCGTCGGCGGCGATCGACGGCGAGGCGGTGTCCGGCTCCTACAAGACGACCTCGGGCGATCTGCGCCGCAAGGACGAGGAGGCGACCGATACGATCCTGAACGTGTTCGACATCGTGCCCTACGCCATCATGCGCGACACCGGCCAGATCGAGTGGAAGGTCCCGCTCAAGATCCGGCGCAAGGTGCTGGAGTTCGTGGTGCGCTGCGCGCCCGAGGGCGCCCCGATCCAGGTGACAGACCTACGCGAGGCGAACTCCCACGAGGAGATCCAGGCCATCTACGCCGAGCACCGGGCCAACGGCCTTGAGGGTGCGATGGTGAAGCCCTGGGACGGCCACTACGTGAAGAAGAAGGGCCACCTCTGGATGAAGATCAAGGGGCAGGAAACGGAGGATCTCCGGATCACCGGCCACTACACCGGGAAGGCCGGCACCCGCCTGGAAGGGAAGTTCGCGGGCTTCGTGGTCGACCGGGCCGGGGTCAGCGTCAGCGTGGGCGGCGGTTTCTCGCACGAGCTGCTGGAGACGATCGACAAGGACCCGGACAGCTACATCGGGCGGCTGATCGAGGTGGAGTATCACGAGGTGACACCGGATGGATCGCTTCGTCATCCCCGCTTCGTAAGGTTCCGGGACGATAAGGACTCGGCTCTGAAGGTCGCCGCTTGACGGTAAGTCAGCACTGACCTACGAAGACAGGATGAAACACTGCTCGAAGTGCCAGTGCTCGAAGCCATTGTCCGAGTTCAACTCGGACAAGTCCACCAAGGACGGCTTCGGGCACTGGTGCGCATCCTGTGTGCGCGAGAAAAACCGGACCAACTACCAGAAGAACAGGGCGGCCAGGATCGCGAAGGCGAAGGCTCGGCACCAGGCTGATCCCGAGGCACACAAGGCCGGGTGCAAGGCGCGCTACCGGGAGAACCGCGAGGAGCGGATCGCCCAGGCCATCGCGGTGCAGAAGGCTGACCCGGAGCGGCGCAAGCGCTACGCTCAGCAGACCTACCGCAACAACCCGGGCTACTACGCCGCCAAGTCCATCTGGCGCTGGGACGCCATCAAGCAGGCCACCCCGCCCTGGGCCGACCGCAAGGCGATCGAGGCCGTCTACGCCGAGGCCCGGCGCATGACCGACGTGACGGGGATCCCGCACGAAGTCGACCACATCGAGCCGCTCCAGCACGAGCTGCTCTGCGGGCTCCACGTCCCCTGGAACCTCCAGGTGAAGACCCGCGACGCGAACAGGAGGAAGGGCAACCGCCTCCTCGAGAAATAGGCAAGTCAGCGTTGACTTACCGTTAGGAGACCCGTAGAACCGTCGGGTGGGACCGACGTGTTCGGGTTTCCTTTCTGTGTGTGTGCGGGGCGGCCTCTCCTGGGGTCGCCCCTTTTTGCAACTTCCGGGAGAAAATTCCAAAATCTTGATCGATTTTCCAACATCCCAGGAAATACGCCAAATTTAGTTGTGGTGTTTCATTTTATACCGAGCGATGCCCTAGCACACCTATCGGTTGAGGCGAGACAATAATTTTTTTACGTTTTATCTACTTGTTTGCAGACAAAACGCAGGCAGGAGGATTAAACCATGAGTGGAGACGTGCCGCGCTATGAGACACCGCGCCCGTTTGACCCGACCGCCCGGTGCTACTGGTATCACTCGATGGTCTTCCCGGGCCTCGAGCGCGTCAAAGGTTCCTGGACGATCGATAATTTCGCCACATACATCGGCGGCTATGACCTAAAAAGTAAGTCAGTGCTTGATGTTGGCACGGCCTCTGGCTACCTCGCGTTCCACGCCGAGCTGGCAGGCGCGACGGTCACAGGCCTCGACGCCTCCTCGACCCACGAGTTCCGGCACTTCCCGTTCGCCGATAGCCTCTCCTACAAGGACATTCGCGGCTACCGGGCGATGTGGGAGCGCGAGAACCTCGTGCCCATCAAGAACTCCTGGTGGCACGCCTGGCACAAGTTCGGCAGCCGGGCGCGCTGCGTCTACGCGCCGATGGCCGAGCTCTACGAGTGGCCCGAGCAGATGTTCGACGTCGTGATGGCCGGCGCCATCGTCGAGCACCTGTCTGACCCGGTCTACGCGATCGGCGCCTGGGCCCGGCTCGCCAGGGAGGCGGTGCTCATCCCCTTCACGGACGTCACACCGCTGGACGACCTGACGATGCGGCCGATCACGCCGCTCGACAACCCGCAGATCAACTACGTCTGGTGGCACCTCTCGCGCGGGCTCTACAACAAGATCTTCGACAACCTGGGCTTTGACGTCCACTACACCCTGGCCCACGCCGACCACCACGACGACGCCTCCGGCACCGTGACCGCGACCCGGCCCTCGATCATCGCGATCAGGCGCGGGACCGAGGCCGCGCGCACCTTCGATGCCTCCTCGCTCGTCGACCCCTGGCGCCAGAACTACGCCGCGGATCCTGAGCCGGCAGCACCCACGCCGCGCCCCCAGAGCCTTCTCAGTCGGCTGCGCCGGAGGTGAGCATGGATGGGCACGAGAAATACGAGCGGTTCCGGCGCATCTTCCAGGCGCCGCTCGACGAGCACCCGAGTGGCGCCTTCCCGATCATCGCCGGCGATCGGCACTTCGATCTGAGTCAGTATCAGTCCGAGAGCGCTGGCGCGAACGTCGCTCAGTTCGACCACATGATCCAACAGCACCCGGACGAGCTGTTCCTGGATCTCGGTTGCGGCCTGCGGGAGAAGACCTACGACAACTGCCTCTACCTCGAGGTCTACCCGTCCAACTCGGCCGACCTGATCGTCGACCCGACGGGCTTCTACCCGATCAAGGACCAGTCGCTCTACGGCATCGGTTGTTTCGCGGTCCTCGAGCACGTCCCCGAGCCCTGGCAGGTGATTCAGGAGATGCACCGGATGCTCAAGCCGGGCGGCTGGGTCATGATCGACTGGCCGTTCCTCCAGCCGGTCCACGGCTACCCGAGCCACTTCTTCAATGCGACGCGCGAGGGCCTGACCTCGATCTTTCAGGACAAGGGCTTCGAGGTCGTCGATGCCTTCACCGGAGATCACCAGACGGCGGCATTCACGGTGCGCTGGATCCTCCAGATGCTCCTCTACCGGCTGCCCGAGACCGAGCGTAAGCGCGTCGCCAAGATGAAGATCCACGAGATCGTGTCGCTCGATCCGCAGGGGCCCGAGTGGACTCACATCGTGAAGGCGCTGCCGCCGGCCGCCCAGTCCGAGCTCGCCTGCGGCAACTTCCTGATCGGCCGCAAGCCCGGCGAGATCGCCGAGGCCATGCACCGGGATGATCCGCCGATCCTGCCGGACGTGCCGCTTCCGGAGTCCGAGCAGGCATGGTCGGGCCGGCGCCAAGGTCTCCTCCAGAGGATCAACCGAGTGCTGGGTCGCTGACCCGAACTGATGCGAATCTCAAGGCGGCCCTCGGGCCGCCTTTTTGCTGTCGAACGCTCGCGACTACGACTCCTTGCCGGGCTCCTCGGTCAAGTAGTGCTTGGCCGCGCGATGATGTCGGCGCCGACATCATCGTGTTCCTCAAGAGGCTTGAGCTTCTTGAACGCCTCTTCGATCATCTCGTGGTAGTCCTCTGGCGCCTTCTCACGCAGATGGGTGGCGAGCACCATGACGCTGATCTGGAGCGCCAGATCTTCTTTCTTTCGCTCCTTCATACCTAGCCCTCAAGTCATTTTCCTGCGACGCATCGCCATGAGCTCGGCCTCGAGCCCGTAGCGACCGTTTACGGCTAAACGCACGAGCTGCCGGAAGTAGCCGCCCGGGTTCTTGATGCGAATCTCACCGCGGCGCGTCTCGTCGTCGTGGAGCTGGGCGACGATCAGCACCAGGCAGGCGGCGCGGAACGCGCCGAGAGATTCGCACGCCTCCGACCAGGCCGACGGGTGCGCCCCGATCCCGCCCCGCATCAGGCGCCCGGCCTCGATGACGTCCGCCGCGGTCTTGAGATTCGCAACCATCTCGGCCGCGACAGGGCAGGCGGCCGCGACGAGCTCGGCGTCGGGCAGACGGATCGGCCCAGGCTCCTCTTGAGAGCCGTTTGCACAAGGATCGGTAGGAGCATCGGGGTCTTGTTCTATGTGCCGGCCGGAATTGCCGGCAGAGGCGGCTTGATAGAAGCGTTCCTCTGCCATGACCTGCAGCTCTCCCCAGGCCTCGAGCACCAGGTCCGGGTCGGTGCCGGCCGCTCGCCGCCTGGGTGTGTCGAACTCCAGGGACTCGCGCGCCGCGAGCAGATCGGAGACCTCAATCTGAGGAAATCGCATTAGAAGCCCGTGGAGCGCCTCGGCCACCGCCCGGCGTCGGACGGTCAAAATCTCGAACGAACGCCGCCGGTGGTCATCTCTCACGGTCGCTTCCATGAGAGCATTCGCCCATTCGCCCTTTCGCGCCACGATCGGGGTCAGGTCGAACCCGAAAGCGTCGATGATCGCCCCACCCGGGGCGCGCACAGCGAAGCGCTTCCCGTTCGCGCTGTCGCGGGGCGTGACGAGCTCCAGGGCGACCAGGTCGCGCAGCCCGTAGCGCAGCGCGCGCTCGGACAGGCCTGTCATCCCGCACAGGTGCTCGTTCGAGGGCCACACCACCAGGCGCTCCCACTCCTGCTCGCCCCACACGGCACAGAGCGCCGACAGGATCGCGCGCAGGGCAGGGCGCAGGCGCAAGGCCTTGGCCGCATCCCGGCCGGCGGCCGCGAGCTCCTTGCGGGAGATCGTTCGCCCGTCCTCGAGCGCACGTCTCCGACCGGCGAGCGCGGCGCGCGTGAGCGGCCGGCCACCGGAATGAACCGTCTCCACCTTCCACCTCCTCCTGGAGGCAAAGCGGGATCGTTCACCCGAGAGGGTGTCATTGACGGCGATCTGGGGGAGGGCTACAAAGAGGTGCGAATCACTTTGTGGCGGCCCTTCCCCGGACCGGTATGAAGATCCAAGGCCTCGGAGCTCCCCAGCTCCGGGGCCTTTGCTTTGCCGGTTACATCTGCTTGGTCTCCGAGAACGTCGCTTCGAGCGCGTGGACGATCGCCAGACGCCGGTTCGGGAACTTGCCCGCCTCGACGGCGCGGTCGATCGCCGATCGCAGGTGTGCCGGCACCCACACGTTCGTCTCGACCTCGCCGGAGGCCTTTCGCTGCTCGCGCAAGCGTTTGACCCGGGCTTGAGACGCCATGTTGGGCATCAGCATCCTCCTGTGTGGCGCGACTCGTAGCGCGTTACGAGTCGTGGACCGATTCTCTCGGCTGACGCAAGGGCTACCGGAAAATGGACCGGGGACGCAAGAGAAGTCAGCGGTGATTTATCTACCGGCGCCTTTTGGAACCCCCGGCCGGAGCGGGTGTTCGCGCAGGTGAACGCCATGCCGCAGGCCTGGACAAGCTATGCGGTATCGTGGTTCTCTAAGGCCGTTCGGGCTCTTCGACCGTGCCCAGAACGCTTCAGGAAGGCCGGCTGCGATGGGTGCCCCTCACTCGCAGCCGGCCTTTCGTGTTTCAGGGCCTGCCATTCGCATAAGCTAAATTATGGAACCTAACGCCCCTTCCGCACTGTGTGACTGAGATTGCGATTACAGAGAGCGCCAGGGAATATCGAACCTCTCACCCGGAAAACGGGTTCCATAACGCGAAGCGAACGATTTTTAGGACTGTGTGCCAAGGCGTTAACGTTTCGGTCCGAACTTCGACGGAGGTTTCGGTCTGGGCAGCGGCGGCCATGGTAGTTTCGCCCCACCGGCATCGGGATCCCCTTCCCGCGCAATTAGCGCATGAACCTCGGGGCGGTCGCCCATCTCGGGGTTCCAGTCCAGAATGCAGCCCGGTCCCCATTGTCGACCACGGCCTTCCATGAACCGCACCCCGCGGTCGTTCAGCGCCTTGCCGATCAGTCCGAGGGAATGGTCCGCGACCGGCGGCTGGCCGTCTACTGCTTCACATCGTCGTATGGTCTTTTCGCTGACACCTGAGCACTCGGCCAATTCAGTAAGCGATAACCGCAGCGCGGCGCGCGCCATGCGGATCTGACAACCTTGCAGCCGCAAGCAGATCAACCTTCAGTAAAATTCTAACAACCCCAGGTGGCAATTTGATTCGGGGCCTTCGCTAGGCCACCTTAACACCACCGGGCGCTACGAGTCGCATACCCGAAGCGTCAGGCTAGGGCTACAGATGGCATGACACAGAAATTTTATTAGGCACAACCTAAGTCAGTGTTGACTTATCCGTGAAATTCAGGCTTGTAGACTCCGGCGCGATACCTGCATCGCAACCCGAGCTCGAGCTGCTATATCGAGATCGCAAGAGCATCGAGAAAATCGAAACCGAAGCGATCATACAATGGTGATCAACCGAGCAACCATAGCAGTTCAGGAGACAAAAAATTTGACGACGAAGCCAGTTCAGCGCCCGTATGAAAACACGACGATGGCTGTGTATCTGCGAAATCAGATCGACAGCCTCGGTGATCTTGGCATAAATCAGCGGGAGATCGCACTCGCCGCCGGCTACGACAAGCCGAACATTCTTTCCATGTTTAAGCGCGGCGAAACGAAGGTGCCGCTGAATAAGACCCTCGTGCTGGCCAAGGCGCTACGCTGCGACCCGAGCTTCTTCTTCCGTCTAGCCGCTCAGCAGCCCGATATGCCGATAAGCGCGGCTGAAATCGACAAGATTTTCCCTAACTTGGTCTCGGCCGGGGAGATGAAGGTCGTGAGCGCGATCCGGCAGGCGACCGGCGGCGCGGACGTTGATCCGACCGAGGAGCAGCTCGAGGCCGTCGGAGACCTGTTCCGAGTTAAAGACCGCCGGGGCGTCTCCCCAGTGCCGAAGTCGCTCTAAACCATATACGCAACCGCGCCCGGTCCGGGCGCGACATCGGAATGCCAGCCAGCCGCCCAAAAGGGTGGCTCAATTTTTGACGCGTATAGCAAGTCAGCAATGACTCATGTCCCTGGGAATAGGCGGAAGCGATGAAGACGTCCAACGAGATCCTGAACCTCATCCCGACGCCTCCGGCGATCGAGATCCTGGCCGAGGAGTTCAACCCGGTGATCCACAAAGTGGATCAGATTGACGCCCTCGAGCAGGTTGCACTCCTGCGGGAACAGAATTTCACCAACGTCGGCCAGACCGAACTCCACAGCGGTGTTCATCCAGTCTACGGCCGCTGTATCATCATGATCTCGGACGCATCTGCGTCTATCATTCCATTCGCGTAACCAATTTACGTCGTCTATACAGTAGTAAGTCACTACTGACTTGGAGAGACAACTTATGAATGACGAGGTGCGGATCCTGCGAGAGGTTGTGGTGAAAGTCACCCAGCTCCTCGCCGGGATGGGTCTCAAGGTAACGCAGCGGGGCACCAAGGCGTTCGTCGGCACCAACCGGGCCACCCACAAGCCCGAGGTGGTCAACATCCCCTACCTGCCGGACAACGCGAGCAAGGAGCTGATCCTCGCGATCCAAGGCTTCATCGACCACGAGGTCGCCCACATCCTCGAGACCGACTTCTCGGTGCATGCCGCGATTGACAAGGCGCAGAGGGACTTCCCCCACCTGCGCGCGATCTGGAACACCCTTGAGGACACCTTCATCGAGCGCCAGATGTCCCGGCGCTTCGCGGGCTCGGGCTTTAACCTCCAGCAGCTCCACCGCTTCTTCATCTCCGACATTACCACGCCGGTCTACACGGCAGCGCTCGCCAAGGGCGACGTCGACACCGCGTTCTCGGCGCTGTTCGTTCCCGCCTTCCGCGCCTACTCCGGCCAGCGGCTGTTCCAGGAGTTCATGGAGGCCGGCGCCTTCGAGGCTCACCCGGAGCTCGGGCCGAAGTTCAAGCGCCTCGCGCCGTTCGTCGCCGAGGTCGCCAAGCTCAAGAGCACCTGGGAGTGCTTCGAGCTCGCCAAGCGCATCAGCGAGGCCCTGAAGGCGCCGCCGCCCCCGCCCGCTCCCAAGATGCCCGCGCCGCCCCCTCCCCCGCCCTCGAGCGAGGATGAGGAGCAGCCCGAGGAGCAGCCCGAGAACGAGCCGCAGGGTGGGAACGGCGGCGAGGGTGACACGCCCGAGGACGAGGGTAAGGGTCCGGCCGAGGAGCCGAAGGACGAGCAGTCGGACGCTGGCAAGCCCGGTGAGAGCGACGACGCTGGCGAGGAGGACAAGGACGAGGATGCTGACGCTTCGGGCGATGAGGCTGGTGGAGACGAGGCACCCGAGACCGAGGACGACGAACCCGGCGAAGGGGCGGCTGGCGAAGGCGAGCTCGAGGGCCAGGACGATACCGGCGAGCCGAGCGATGGCGCCGCCGATGATGGCGATGATGCCGATAAGGGCGAGGAACCTGCGTCTGAGGACGATGGTGCCGGTTCGCCCGTGGAAGATGGCGACGATCAGGAAGGAGATCGTGGCGAGGAGGAAGGCGAGGTCGGAGCCTCTGGCGCTTCCGGTGAGCACGATGATGAGGACGATCACGGCGACGATGAGCCTAGTGAGACCGCTGACGCCGACGGCGAGGGCGGCGACGGATCGGACGAGGCTGATGGGGAGGCTGCGGACGGTGAAGGCGATGCAGCGGGCGGCGCTGATGCGGGCGAGGAAGACACGGCCGGCGACCAGGGTCCGGTAGAGCAGCACGACGAGGACGCCGAGGGCGAGGGCAACGACGACCCGAACGCCGGCGGCCCGGTCCTGCTGGTTGGTGGCGCTGTCGACTACGACGACGCGATCGCCGCCAAGATCGGCGAGGAGGCCCGCGACATGACCGCGAGCGCCGCCTACCGTATCTACACCAAGGACTTCGACGTCATCGAGCCATTCCCAACAGACATGGAGAACTACCAGGACGCCTGGCTGACGGCGCTCGACGACCGCACGCGCCAGTCGGTCGGCGTGATGCAGAAGGAGATCCAGCGCATGATGGCCGCGCGCTCTCAGAGCGTGAAGGTCCCGGGCTTCCGCTCGGGCCGCCTGCACACGGCCGGCCTGCACCGCCTGGCCGCGGGCGACGACCGCGTGTTCCGCCGGCTCCACGTCAACGTGAGCAAGGACGTCGCCGTCGGCCTCCTGATCGACAACTCCGGGTCGATGGAAGGCATCAAGGTCCAGACCGCGATGGAGGCGGGCTACGCGCTCTCGACCACCCTCGAGCGGGTCGGGATCCAGCACGAGGTGCTCGGCTTCACCACGAAGTGGCACCCCTGGGGCAAGGAGATCAAGGAGGCGCACGAGGCCGCGATCGCCGCCGGGATCCCCTACACCCGCTACGAGCCGATCTACATGCCCGTCTACAAGGGCTTCGACGAACGGCTGACCTCCGAGATCAAGCGCCGGTTCGCGGCCGCCCCGCACCAGGACTTCATGGGCTCGAACGTCGACGGCGAGAGCCTCGAATACGCCGCCTACCGCCTGCTGCGGCGCAAGGAGACCCGCAAGGTCCTCCTGGTGCTGTCCGACGGCAACCCGGTCGCCGACGGCGACGTGCCCGCGCTGCGCAAGCACCTCAAGGAGACGGTGAAGGCGGTCGAGGCGCGCGGCATCGAGACCGTCGGCATCGGCATCCTGACCGACGCGCCGCGGCACTACTTCCCCAAGTTCGCGCTCCTGAACAACGCGGCCGACCTGCCGAAGTGCGTGATGGGCGAGCTCAAGCGGATCCTGCTGAGCTGACAGCCGGATCGTCGCGGGACCCCGAAATGTAAGTCAGGACTGACTTGTGTCCCTCGACGAGATCAGCGATAACTGACTCGCACACAGAGAGCGCACCCAGCGCACAACCCAGGAGAGTTCCACCCGATGAACACGCCCGCCCCCGCAGCCCTGTCCGACGGCAAGATCGAGTGCCTGCTCGACGGGGCCCGCGTCCATGTCATCCAGGCGCACCTGAAGACGCACCACCCCGAATGGACGGTGGAGCGCTACCGCGCCACCTACCCCGACGCGCCGCTGCTGTCGCCGGCCGCCGAGAAGCGTCAGAAGGAGCGCCTCGTGGAGCAGAAGAAGGCCGCCGAGGACGGCACCGTCACACAGCTCGTGGACAAAATGCCGCTGGCGGCCGTGTTCGAGACCGGCGACGTGCCCGCGACCAAGAACAAGCGCGGCGAGCCGATCCTGATCTCGGTGATGAAGGGCCACGACGCCGAGGCGCTCGCCCTCGTGCCGGACGTCGACCCGAACTACGTGTTCAACCTCGACCTGGTGAAGACGGCGCTCATGGGCCTCGAGATGGGCATGAACGTCTACTTCTGGGGCTTTCACGGCACCGGCAAGACCACCGCCTTCGAGCAAGTCTGCGCCCGCACCAAGCGGCCGTTCATGCGGGTCCAGCACACCGCCAACACCGAAGAGGCGCACATCGTCGGGCAGTATGTCGTCCAGGCGGTCGAGCGCGTCACGAAGAACCAGGCGACCGGCGAGGACATCGCGGTGCTCTCCACCGAGACCGTGTTTCAGCCCGGCCCGCTCACGATCGCCATGCTCAACGGCTACGTCTACTGCGCCGACGAGTATGACTTCGCCCTCCCCTCGGTCCTGTCGGTCTACCAGCCGATCCTCGAGGGCAAGCCGCTGTTCATCAAGGACGCGCCGCCCGACATGCGGGTGATCCGCCCGCACAAGAACTTCCGCTTCGTGGCGACCGGCAACACCAACGGTGGCGGAGACGAAACGGGTCTCTACCAGGGCACCCAGATCCAGAACGCCGCGAACTACTCCCGCATGCACATCGTCGAGGAGGTTCCCTACATGGAGCCCGACGTGGAGACGGCCGTCATCGTCAGCCAGGCGCGCGTGAAGAAGGACGATGCCGCCAAGCTGGTGAAGTTCGCCAACGACATCCGCGAGGCGTTCAAGGGCGGCCGGATCGGCATGACGATCTCGCCCCGCGAGCTCATCACCGCGGGCCGGCTCGGCGTGATGCGCGGCGCCGACTACTCGGCCGGCCTGCGCCAGGGCTTCATGAACCGCATGAGCCGGGTCGACCGCGAGGCCGCCTCCCAGCTCGCGCAGCGCTACTTCGGGTAACGCCATGCGCGACACCCACCCGATCCAATGGGGCGACTGGAGCAAGGTCGTCGAGCGGTCCGCCTACCGCTACCTGAAGCGGGCGCACGCGGCCGGCGCGCGCACCGTGCTCCTGGCCGACTTGGTCTCGGAGCTGTCGCTCGCCTGGGTGATCGCCCGGGACAAGTTCGACCCGACCAAGGGCGTGCCGTTCGGGGCCTACCTCCAGCTCGGCATGCGCAACCACATCAACGCCTGGATCGACCGGCAGATCGGCCACTCCAACGCCCTCGACCTCGACGAGGATCACGGCGACGAGGACGGCTCCGACCTGCACGAGGTGATCGCCGACGGCAGCCCGCTCCAGGACGACGTGCTCGGCGACGCCCAGGAGTTCGAGCGCAACATCGCCCTCCTCTCCCCCGAGGCGCGCCAGTTCGTCGAGCTCCTCGCGAACCCGCCTCCGGCGCTCTACGAGGAGATGACCGCGATCCAGGCCCGGGCCGAGTTCGCCAACGCCCGCGGGATCCGCACCGGCGTGCCCAGCCACATCACCGGCTCGCTCGTCCTCGACCTGATGGGTGCGGACCGGGTCGAACGCAACCGCATCTACGGCGAGGTCAAAGGCCTCGCGCGGCAGATCCTTCGCTGAGGAAGTAAGTCAGTGCTGACTTCGATGCTCCGTCCGGGCTGCTTCGGCTTCGCCCTCGCCTATCGCGCGGAAGCGGCCGAGTGCATCTCGTGCCCGTTCGCCGCTGAGTGCGCGCAGGTCGGCGCCGAGCAGCTCACGCGGCGGCGCGCCGAGCTCGGCATCAAGCCCAAGGAGCCGCGCGCGCAGCGCCCTCCCCGCCCGCGGGGTCCCACGGAAGCGCACGCGACCGGCGTCTTGACCGAGGGCCTGCCCAAGAAGGTCGAGGAGCTGATCGGGCGCATCGAGCGCGCCGGCATCTCGGTGACGGCCGCCCTCTCGCGCGGCGAGAACCCGTTCACGACGAGCCCAGCCTTCCTGCGCGTCACCTGCCACCTGCTGCTGCACATGAAGGCCGGCATCGACCGGGCGACGCTCAAGACCGCCTTCATGCGCAAACTCGAATGGAGCGAGGGCACCGCAGCCGCCCACGCGACCCAGGCCTTCCAGGCGCTCACCGCGCTCGGCGCAGCCATCGAGCAGAACGGCCGCCTCACACTCAGGACGGAATGATGGGCCGGCTGGTCGATCTCACGGGCCAGACCTTCGGGCGCCTCACGGTAGAGGCGCGCGACGGCGTCATGGGTGGCAACGCCGCTTGGAGGTGCCTTTGCACCTGCGGCGGCTCAGCAAGGGCGGCCGGACGGGATCTCCAGTCCGGTCACACGTCGTCCTGCGGCTGCGCCAAGAACGAAGCGACGAGCGCCCGCTCCATCCGGCACGGGCACAGCAAGCGCTCACCCACCTACGTCTGCTGGTCCAACATGATCCAGCGGACGACGAACCCGAACAACGAGTCCTACAAGGATTACGGCGCCCGCGGGATCACCGTGTGCGAGCACTGGAAGACCTTCGAGAATTTCCTCGCCGACATGGGCGAGCGCCCGCGCAATCTGACGATCGAGCGGAAGAACAACGACGGCCCCTACGAGCCAGGCAACTGCGTCTGGGCCACCCGAAAAGTTCAAGCCAACAACCGGAGATCTCCATGCACGCGGTCCTAGCGGCTCGCACCAATTTTTCGATCGGCGAGAGCATCTTGTCGATCGAGAGCCTCGTGGACCGGGCCGTTGGAGCCGGCGCCAAGGCCGTCGGCGTGACGGACACCATGTCGGCGACCAGTCTGATCGAGCTGACCCAGAAGGCGCAGAAGGCCGGGATCAAGCCCGTCATCGGCTGCCGGCTCCGGCTCGTGGACGACGTCACCTGGCGCAAGACCAAGGAGGACAAGAAGGCGCCGCCGGAGTTCTTCGTGACCTGGTATGTTCTCTCCCAGGCCGGGCTGATGGCGCTCTACCGCCTGCTGTCGCTCGCCAACTCCGAGGAGCGCTTCTACAACAACGCCAAGCTCTCCTTCGACGATCTCTATGCAGAGCTTGCGAACGTGACTGCGGCAGACGTCGCAATCGCGACGAGCGACGCGCACAGCGTCGTCGCGCACAAGTCAGCGTCACAGATACTCACGAAGATTTCCGACGCTCTGAGCGCGTCTAATACGTTCTGCACGCTGGTGCCGATCGACACGCCCTACTGGGACACCCAGAACGTCAAGGCGCTCCAGCTCGCCGAGGAGCTCGGCCTGCCGACGCTGGTCGCCGCGCCCGCCCTCTACGAGGAGGGCAGCGCCGACGCGGCCGACATCATGAACGCCGTCACCCGCAACGTGAAGCTCACCGAGCCCTGGGCGTGGTTCAACCCGGTGCGCGACCTGCATCCGAAGACCCTGCAGGAGTTGGTGCGCGACGTGAAGGCGGCCGCCAAGCGGCTCGAGGAGTTCCGGGGCGTGCCGACCAAGGGGCGCTTCTCCGAGGGCATGAAGAACACCGCGCGCCTCGTCGACATGGTCACCTTCGCCTGGGCCAAGTCCGCGCCCTCGCTGCCGATCATGGCGCCCGACGAGTTCAAGGCGGTCGTCGAGGCCTGCACCAAGGGCTGGCACGAGCGCTTCACCGCCCCGGTGTTCGGGCACCGCCCGTCGAACCAGGAGCTCAAGGACGTCTACCAGCCGCGGCTGCGCTACGAGCTGACCGTGCTCAAGAACCTCAGCTTCTCGGGCTACTTCCTCCTGGTGCAGGACGTGGTCGTGTGGGCCAAGAGCCAGGGGATCCTGGTCGGCCCCGGCCGCGGCTCCGTGGGCGGCTCGCTCGTCGCCTACCTGATGGGGATCACCGACTGCGATCCGCTCCGCTTCGAGCTCCTGTTCGAGCGCTTCATCAACCCCGAGCGTATCGACCTTCCCGACGCCGACCTCGACTTCATGTCCGAGCGCCGGCACGAGGTGTTCCAGTATCTCATCCGCAAGTATGGCACCGCCCGCGTGGCCGGCGTCTCGAACTACGGGCGCCTGGGCGCCAGCTCGGCGATCCGGGACGTGAGCCGCGTGTTCGGCCTCAACGAGGAGCTCTATCGCTGCTCCAAGTTCGTGCCGAAGAAGCACGGCCAGCCGGTCAAGCTCGCCGAGGCCGCCGCAGAGGTGACGGAGATCGGCGCGTTCGCGGCCGGCAACCCCGAGATCTGGGACACGGCCAAGAAGCTCGAAGGCTGCCTGCGCAACCTCTCGCAGCACGCGGCCGGCGTCGTCGTCGGCGGCGTCGATCTGGTCGAGCGGGCCGTCATCGAGCGGCGCAAGGCGCCCTCGAAGCCGAAGGAGGGCGAGGAGCCGGTCCCGGATCTGCCGGTGGTGTGCTGGGACAAGCGCATCGTCGAGGACCAGGGCCTGGTGAAGATGGACATCCTGGGCCTCAACACCCTGGACCTGATCGCGCTCACCCTCGACTACATCCGCAAGCGGCGCGGCAAGAAGGTCGACCTACTGCGGATCCCGCTCGACGAGCCGAAGGTGCTCGACAACTTCGCCCGCGCGATCTCCACGGGCATCTTCCAGTTCGAGGGCGGCGGCATGCGGCGCCTGCTCAAGGAGCTGGGCAAGGACGGCACCATCACCTTCGACGACATCACGGCCGCGACCGCGCTCTACCGCCCGGGCCCGATGGAGTCGGGCATGATGGACAGCTACTGGAAGCGCAAGCAGGGCATCGAGAGCGTGGACTATGACCACCCGCTCCTCGAGCCGGTGCTCAGCCCGACCTACGGCGTGTTCGTCTACCAGGAGCAGGTCATGAAGGCCTCTCAGGTGATCGCCGGCTACTCAGGCGCGCAGGCCGACAAGCTCCGCAAGATCATGGGTAAGAAGCTCCCCGAGGAGATGAAGAAGGAGCGCGGCAAGTTCGTCGAGGGCTGTGTCGCGACCGTGGACTGCACGCCCGAGTGGGCCGGTCTGCTGTTCGACAAGATCGAGGGCTTCGCCGGCTACGGCTTCAACAAGAGCCACTCGGTCGAATACACGCTGATCTCCTACCAGGCGATGTATCTCAAGACCCACTACCCGGTGGAGTTCTTCGCGGCGGCGCTCACCCTGATGCCCCAGGACAAGCTGCCGGGCCTGATGAAGGACGCCGAGCGGATGGGGATCGAGGTGGATCTGCCCGACATCAACCACTCGACCAACCAGTTCGAGATCGTGACCGACACGCGGCTGTGCATGCCGTTCAACCGGATCAAGGGCATTTCGGCGCTGACCACCGAGGCCATCCTGAAGGCGCGGGGCGACGGGGCCGGCCCGTTCAAGTCGAAGGAGGACCTGACCGCCCGCGTCGAGCGGCGGCGCTGCAACGTCAAGCACGTCGGGCTCCTCGACCTGGTCGGCGCCTTCGCCGACATCGAGCCAGGCCAGCTACCTCGACGCCACCCGGACCGGATCAAGGACCAGCGCGAGCTGATCCCGGGGCTCATCACGGCCCACGTCCCGATCAGCCGCGAGATGCACCGCGACCGGGACAGCCGGATCAAGATCCTGGAGGTGTTCGCCGACTACTCGGACGGCTGCGCCGAGGACGGCATGCCGGTGAAGATGACCACGGGCAAGAACATGCGCTTCATGGTGATCCTCGACGCGCCCTCGAAGGGCGAGGACACCTCCGGCCGCATGAGCTACGACAACCGCGGCTCCTACTGCGTCAGCGAGTGGGTCCAGGAGGCGCTCGACGCCAACGACCTGTCGCGGGCCGACGCCTACTGGACCGCCCTCATCAAGCGGCCCAAGGCCGGCAAGCAGGTCTCGGCCAGCGAGATCGCCACCTACGGGCCCTACCTCGCCCGCGAGATCGAGATCCTCAAGCCGCCGGTGATCGTGCTGCTCGGCTCGACCACGGTCCGGCAGTTCATCCCCGACTTCAAGGGCAAGGCGTCCGAGGTCGCCGGCGAGGTCGTCTACCACAAGGGCCTCGACGCCAATCTCGTGATCGGCTTCGCCCCGGGCGAGATCTTCCACGACGCCTCCAAGCAGGCGAAGCTCAACGAGGTGTTCGAGGTGGCCGCCGCCCTCATGAGCGACTGATCGCGCCTGTCAAGCCCACACCGGCCGACGCGCCCCGAGAATGCGTCAGTCAATAGGCGCTCTTGGGGATACCGGGGACAAGAGACGGCCGACCCCCGCAAAACGGTGGATGTTGGGGACGAGACGCTCGGCCGGTTTTGTAGACTCGGAGTTGCCTGCTACATTGGCCTCGTTGGGTCTCCTCCCTACGCGACCCCCTTGGACCGAGGGTTAACGGCGAGTGCCGCCGCCGTCTTGAGAAGGCAGGGGAGGAGGTGATGCAATGTGCTGATGATCCCGCTTCTGCGGGTCACGGTTACACGAAACCCGAGCGGTGAGTGGTCTGTGACCATCACGCTCGGGCTCATGTAACGAGTAGCGCTGCCAGCTACCAACACCGAGGGACGCGGGCGGCCACCTGCGTCCCTCACCCCCTAAGATAGCACAAACGTCGATTTTTCAAACCAATTCAGCGCTGACTTATCTTGCTGTGGATGGCCATAGCTACCCACACCAGAAGCCAGCGCGACCCACGCAAAACCCGACGCGCGCTCGCTATAAAAGATCAGTCAGCACTTACTCACTCAGCGGAGGCAGCCATGCCCGCACACCAGCGTCCCAGCGTCGGACGCATCGTCCACTACCACCCCAGGGACGCCGAGCGCGTCTCGATCTCGGATCAGCCCTACGCGGCGATCGTCACCGGCGTGTTCGAGGCCGGCGACGGCGGCGACATCTGCTCGCTGACGGTGTTCGCGCCCGGCCGGAAGCCCGAGCCGCTGCCGGAATGCGTGCTCGAGGGTGGCCCGGATCAGCCGGGCACCTGGTCGTTCCCGCCGCGGGTCTGAGCCATGAGCGACGAAGCCCAGACCGACGAGACATCGGCAACGCCGCCGACGCCCCCTGCCCCGAAGCAGATCCAGGTCCGCAAGGTCCAGGTGAAGGACTTCCTGGCCGAGGAGGACCTCAAGGGGAAGCTCGCCTACTCGCTCAACGACCTGTCGAGCGCGATGGCCGATCAGGCGTCCCTGTTCGCCCACTTCGGCGTGCTGGCGGCCAAGGCCTCGCGCCAGGTCGACAACATCAAGATCCTCATCGAGAACCAGGAAGCCAAGGTGGATCGCGAGATCCGCGAGGCGATGGCCGTCCTCGGCGAGAAGATCACCGAGGGCATCGTCGAGCGGAAGATCGCCCGGCACCCGCAGGTGGTCGCCTTCAAGCGGGCGCTGAACGAGGCCAAGCAGATCGAGAAGGTCGCCAACACGACCCTCGAGGCCTTCCGGCACCGGCGCGACATGCTCGTGCAGGCCGGCGCCACCTCCCGCGAGGAGATGAAGGGCGAGCTGTCGATGGCGGCCAAGCGCGAGCTGGCCGACAACGCCAAGTCGGCCGCTGAGCGCGTCGGCGCCCGGGCCGCCCGCACGATGGCCGAGTCCGAGTGATGGTCGTCGGCGTCGCCCTCCTGGTCCTCGGACCCCTGTTCTGGATCCGCTCCCGGATCAAGAAGCCGCGCCCGGCCCTGCCGGCGCCCCGGCACCGGCCCTTCTGAGGGCACCCATTCCCGTATTCTCCCATTCGAGAATGCGCGAATTAGCGAAAAACCCAACAGGTGATCGCTATAACAGAGCAGCGACAGATGAAAGTCTTAGCAAGCAACCAAGCACCGGCAGCAGCGCTCCGCGCAAATCGCCAAAGACGAAAGCAGCAGAACAATGGCACTCAGCCCCGCAATGATGGCGCTCGTTAAGGGCGCCAAGAACCGCTACACGCGGAACACCTCCAAGTTCGTCAAGCTCAAAGAGGGCAAGACCCGCGTTCGCCTGATCGCGACCGAGGAGAAATTCTGGCAGGACCTCGGCGTCCACTGGATCAAGACCGAGCAGAACGGCAAGCCCGTCGCTGTCGTCGGCTGCCACGATCTGGTGAAGGACGAGGCCTGCCCGATCTGCGCCGCGATCGACAAGGCGATGAAGGCCGCGACCGACGACGACACCGTCAAGCTCGTCAAGGAGTGGACCACCCGCAAGTCGGTGCTGGTGAAGGCGATCATCCACGATGGCGCCGACGCGAGCCCCGATCCGCAGATCCTCGAGCTCACCCCGTCGACCTTCGGCACCATCGTGTCGATGATCGAGGAATACGGCTCCGAGGTGGATCCGCTGTCCCCGACCGAGGGCATGGACTTCGTCATCACTCGCTCGGGCAAGGGTCTAGACACCCGCTACGAGCCGATGCCGGCGCTCAAGTCCCAGCCGCTCACGAAGGACCAGATCACGAAGGCCAAGGAGATCAACCTCCTCGAGGCCATCGAGAAGGAGTTCTTCCGCGGCGACGAGCAGAAGGCGCTCAACGCCATCGGCCAGGCCACCGGCATCTCGCTCGCCATCGCGCCCCCGAAGCGCGCTGCCGGCCTGCTGACCGGCGCGGTCGTCGCCGAGGAGCCCGAGGAGGTCGCCGCCCCGGCGCCCCGCCCTGCCGCGAAGCCCGCTGCCCGCCCGGCCGCGGCCGTCGAGGAGGTCGAGGAGGCCGATGTGGTCGAGGAGAAGCCCGCCCCGAAGGCGGTCTCGACCGGCGCCGAGTTCGGGTCCGACGTGCCGGACGCCGAGCTGGACGGTCTGCTCGACGAGCTGGACGGCGTCTGAGCCTCGCAACGGGAGGGCGCACGCGCCCTCTCCTCCACCTGGGCGGCAGCTTCACCCGGCTGCCGCCCATAACCTGTCAGCGAGGCTCTGATGGCCGAGAATTGGCTTCCTGTTGTTGGCTACGAGGACCTCTACGAGGTCTCGGACATGGGTCGGGTGCGCAAGCCCGCTCGCGTCGATAGCCGCGGCCGGAAGGCAGGCGGTCATTGCCTACGCCAGCAGGTGAGCCCCAAGGGCTACCTCCGGGTCTGCCTCTCGAAGGAAGGCGAGCACCGGCACCACAGCGTTCACACGCTCGTGCTGACCGCGTTCGTCGGACCGAAGCCGGAAGGGCACAAGGGGCTGCACGGCAACCGGGGCAGCGGCTGCAACGAGCTTCCGAACCTCCGCTGGGGCACGCCCTGGGAGAACAACCAGGACCGAAAGCGGATGGGCACGCTGCCGATCGGCGAACGGCATCCGGGCGCGAGCATCACGGATGAGGTCGCCCGCAAGATCAAGGTCCGGCTCGCGGGCCATCCGACATCTCTGAAGGTCGCAAAGGAGTTTGGGGTGACGAAGGCGGTAGTCGACGCGATCCGGCAGGGTCGCACCTGGAGGCACGTATGAAGCACCGGGGCCATCTGCTCATCGACGTGAATAACATCGGTTTTGCTGCCACTTCGACCAAGGTCCTCAAGGTTGGGGAGCAGGAGACGCAGGGGGTTCTAGGGACAATTCGCGCCATCAGGATGATGGTCGCGACCTATCCCCAACTGCGCCCGCTTCTGCTCTGGGACGGCGATAGCTGGCGGAAGAAGGAAATCGAGGGCTACAAGGGCTCGCGCGACGCCAAGCCCGTGACCAAGAACGACGAGAAGGTCGCCCATGTGCGCGCCTCCTGGCGTTCGCAGCGGCCCCTGGTCAACCGGATCATGAAGGCCTGCGGCGTGCCGCAGCTCTCGGCCGCCAACCTCGAGGCCGACGACTTCGCCGGCATCCTGGTGAAGCGCTACACGCCCGACATCGCGGCCGGCGCCAAGATCCTGATGATCTCCGGCGACAAGGACTGGCTCCAGCTCGTCCAACCCGGCGTCGCCTGGCACGCGCCCGTCCAGCAGAAGCGTGTGACCCACTCCAACTTCTCGGAGAAGGTCGGCTACATGAAGCAGAAGCGGACCAAGCAGGCCGACGGCTCCGTCCTGGTCGAGGACATCGAGTGGCGCGGCTGCCCGAGCCCGCAGGCCTATCTCGAGGCGAAGGCCCTGATGGGCGACGTCTCGGACGAGATCCCGGGCGTGGGCGGCATCGGCGAGATCGGCGCCTTCGACCTGGTGCGCAAGTTCGGCACCGTGCGCGGGTTCTTCGAGGCGGTCGAGATCCACAAGGTCGACGTGCCCAAGAAGCTCGCCGACTTCTGCTCCGAGAAGGAGAAGCGGGAGATCTTCTACCGCAACCTGCGCATCATGGACCTGATGCACAACGACATCCCCGCGCCCGTGCGGCCGAAGCTCACCAAGCCCGAGTTCAACCCGGACGCGGTGCGCGAGCAGTGCGAGGCGCTTGTCTTCAACTCCCTCCTCTCGGACCTGGACGGCTGGCTCGAGCCGTTCTGCGCGCTGAGTGGAGTCAGCACTGACTTGAGGGCCGCAGCATGAGCATACCGAAGAAGAAGGCGCCGCGGCCGAATACCCCGCAGCAGAACCTGGAGGCCGGCGTTGGCGCCGTCACCCGCTCGATCACCGCCCTGGTGAAGCTGATCGAGCGCAGCGGCGAGAAGCTGACGGCCGAGGACGTCGTGAAGGCCTTCAGCTTCATCGGCGTCGCCAATGCCGCCGGGCAGACGAAGGCGCTGGCCGCGGTGCAGGCGGCGAGCCTCACGAGCTTCTCCCTCGACCGGGCGATCCCGGCGATCGGCGGCGTGCAGCTCGCCACGGCGCCCGCGCCCGTGGTGCCCGGCGCCCCGATCGGCGCGAGCCCGGCGCCGGCGCGCCCCGCGGGCCGCCCGTCCGTGGATGAGCTCGGCGGCCGGTTCTGCCGCGACGTGCGCGACGCGGCCAAGCGCACCCCGGGCAACGACCGCGGCCTGATCGTGTCGGGCTCGGGCGGCAGTGAAGACGTCGGCTTCGTCGATGACGACGAGGCCTCGGAAACCGAAGAGGAGTGAGCACAATGGCATCGGCAGCAGACATCGCGAAGGCGCTCGAGGGCCTGGTCGGCGGCAACGACGACGAGGCGACCGTCACCCAGTTCCTCGACACCGGCTACGCGCCGCTGAACTACGCCCTGTCCTCGCGCTGGGACGGTGGCTTCCCCGTCGGGCGCCAGGTCGAGGTGGCCGGTCCGTCGACCTCGGGCAAGACGGCCATCGCGACGCGCGCCATGATCGCCGCGCAGCGCGCCGGCGGCTTCGCCGGGTTCATGGACCACGAGCGATCGTTCTCGGGCGTGCTCGCCCAGCGGATCGGCCTCGACACCACGCCCGGCCGGTTCCTCTACAAGAAGCCGCGCACCTTCGAGGACAGCCTCACGATCATGGTGCGGGCGGCCGAGCTGATCCGCGCCAAGAAGCTGATCGCGCCCGAGGCGCCCATCTGCTTCGTGGCCGACTCCCTCGCTTCGATGGTCCCCCAGTCCGCGCTGATCGACATGAAGACCGGCAAGGACAAGGACATGACCGACCGGAACATGAACGACAACACGGCGCTCGCCCGCGCCACGTCGGCTCACCTCCCGGCGTTCAACCTCTACATCGAGGAGCTCGGTGTCTGCGCGATCTTCACCAACCAGATCCGCATGAAGATCGGCGTCATGTATGGTGATCCCCGGAAGACCCCGGGCGGCGAGGCGCCCTACTTCTACGACAGCCAGAAGCTGATGCTCGGCGCCGCGGCCAAGATCCAGAAGGGCAAGGGCGAGGACGCCGAGGTCCTGGGCGTCGAGGTCTCGGGTGTGGTCGCCAAGAACAAGGTCGCCCGGCCGTTCCTGCGCGCCACCTGGCGCTTCATGTTCCAGCCCGACGGCTTCGGGAAGTTCGACGTCGAGCGCTCGCTGATCGAGTTCCTGGTCAAGGAGAAGCTGATGCCCGAGGGCCGGCCTGGCTTCGTGGTCTGGGACGGCAAGCAGATCGCCAAGGAGGCGCTCGCCCGCAAGATCGAGGCGGCCGGTGCCCTCGAGGAGCTGCACGCGCTGCTGCCCAAAGCCTACGAGCCGCCGGTGGTCGGGGAGGTCGAACTCACCGGCGAGACCGAAGCGGCCCCGATCGCCGAAGCCGCATGAGCTCGATGCGGCGCCTCATCGTCGGTTGAGGCGCCCATCGCACTTTCACCCCGACTCGCGCGACGCTACGTTTCTACCCAGAAGGGAAACTGTGTCGTGCGTGTCATCTCCGTTTGGAACCCCTATGCGTCGCTCCTGGTGCATGGGCACAAGCTCGTCGAAACCCGGGGCTTCCCCGCGCCCAAAGCTCTGATCGGTCAGCGGATCGGCATCGCGTCGACCAAGATCGTCCGTCCCGAGCAGCGCGACGCGATGAAGGACCCGGTCTTCGCCCGCTACTACTTCGAGACCAACCTCCCGCGGGACATCGAGGCGCTGCCGAACGGCTACCTCCTCGGCACCGTGCTGCTGCACTCGTGCGAGCCGATCAGCGAGGAGGACCTCGAGGACGTGACGGAGGAGGAGAAGGTCTACGGCTGGTGGACGGAAGGGCGCTACGCCTGGCGCGTCCGTGAGCCCGAAGCCTTCGACGATCCGGTGCCAGTCCGGGGCGCGCAGGGCATTTGGACCCTGCCCGATGCAACTGTCATCCCCTTCTCCCGCGGCATCGCTGCCTGATCGTTACGCCAAAAGCCCAGCAAGCCACATAAGGCCGACGACTGTTCCGCCGATCAATATGATCGCGGCCCATAGCCCTATCACACGCCGGAAATCATATAAAAATGCGCCAGCCGCATAGATTACGGCCATAAAACCTACCGTTATCACTAATGACCAAACCCAGGACTGGAAAAAATTCGGGTTTGTGAATTGGCCGGCGCCTCCGATCCACCAGAAACAAGACGCCGGGAACAAAGCGACAACACAACAGATCAAGAAAAAACGGATCATTCGATGAATTCGTCCCGTGTCACGCTACTGGAGAAGGTCAAGAAGGGCCACAGGCTCTACGGTGGCATCTACCTGATGCCGGACGGGCGCAAGGTCTACCTCGCCTACCGGCACCGCAAGGAGATTTTCCGATCGGGCGAGAGCTATATCTCGGACGCAGTGCGCGAGGGCAACGCCGCCTGGGCGCTCGATGACGCCACCCTCCTGATGCTGCGCGCCCGCAAGATCGAGTTCGCGGGCGTGCTGCTCAAGGACACCGGCGACAAGTGGCTGATCCGCACGGAGATCTTCTTCGACCGGGACAAGGCCAGCGCGAAGAACTACTCCGGCCGCGGCGGCGCGCTCCAGCGCTACCTGCCCATGCAGCACTTCGCGTTCCGCCGCGCGCCCGTGAAAATGCCAAAGCGCTAAATTATTTCTTGGAAGTTCGCGCCCGCAACCGATCTCTCATATCTCTCATCTTAGCAGTTCTTCGGTCCAGCGCGGCATCTTGGTCTTTAAGGTCGACTATCGAAAGCATTATAGCATCCGTGGCTTCATCAAATACCGATTGAGCAAGATCTGCGTTGCTCATCAAATTGTCTATCGCCGAACAATAAGCATGCCCCTTCCTTTTTGAAGGATGTAAATTGCAGATGCGCTCACAGATAAAACGTGCGGCCATTGCAATTTGGAAGCGGAATGGTTTCCAAACCGGAAGCATCCTTTTGGTCCGAAACATAAATTCAAGTCTATATCCTATATATGCAGCCGTATAATATGAGTATATCTCTTCGTTAGGAATAAATATACTTTTGCCGATCAAAGGTATGAGATCTTTGTAATACCTACCAACCTGGTTTGGAGACTCGATAAAAACTGACGCATACAATTTTAACAACGAGTCCTTAGTTACTATTCGAACTTTTTCGATTCCCGAAACTGAATTATATTGGCCGGGCCTGCGCTCATAGAATAGTCGCTGATCTCCAGACTTCGATTCAAATAATATCTCAATGGATTTGTGGATCGGATCGAGACCCCAGAAACTATCCTGCTCAACCTTATTCTGCTGGTTCGACGCAATTATAACCTGCCTGGTAACCTCTTCATCTTCTGTGGCTATAATTTTAACGGGAATGGCTATAGAGTGCTGCTCACTCTCTGCATTGGCCGCTATCACATGGCTAGTTTGACATCCATTTACAACTTGAAAATCTTCTAACGTAAACTGTGACCCGACGCGTTGAAGTTTTCTCGCAACAATGGTGATACCATTGTTGCGAAGAGGGAATTCGATACTGGAGTCCGAATTCAAGGTTTCGGCAATAGATACATTTACAGGCGTATTTCCCTGAAAATCTCTAATGTTGTCGAAGAAAAGCCGCCGCCGAACGGAGCCGTCCTCGTCACAGATCATTTTGAGATATTCACCTATCGTTATTAACCCGATATACGACTCCCTGACGTTCGGTATGTCCGGAAGAGACAGACTCTGCGGAAAATTGATACTCGCCTTGAAGGCATTCTTCGTTCTAAAATACAATTTCTGAACGCGAGATGCGTCTAACGGCGTGAAATTTATTCCTGCAAACATGTGCAGCGCTTCAGCCTGAGCGAGAAACCCATCTCGAATAGCGCACAAGTTTTTATCGTTTTGCCAACTGCCAGTTGTTGCGTAGTATAGACTGATCTTCGGCAAGCCTCGCACGAACTTCGATGCAAACTGATAGATTTTGTTCTTTATACCCTGCAGCTCCAAGATCTTTTCATTTTGCACAAATGATGCGTCAGTTTTGAAAAAATCTAGAACGGCGTGGAAAAATTTCGCCATATCGCCCGAGTCGAAAAACGAGCTACTTTTAGACTGCATGAACAAAAACTGAACTTGCAACACCGCAGAAGCAGCTAATATATCGTCAAGCTGCTCCTCATCATCAACAATTACGTCGTTGACTATGATGGCAATACCATCTAGTCCAAATTCACCTTCGCCGGTTGATACGACATTGAAGTCAAATTCTTCAGGATAGATGTCTGAGACGACGATATAATTAATGAAAGACTCGAATTGAGATGCCTGGTTCTGCTTCTCAATTTTTTGACTTTCAGCAAATTCGCGCAGCAGACTTTGAGTCACTACGTCCACGCTGGACTCCGATTATTTCCGTATGAAGGCTACCCGCGACCGTAGGGTAGTATGAAATTTTTGCCTGAGGGGCATCATCTCCGATCAAAAGCCAACGTCAAGTAGCTATAGTTTGCTGACTAGCGCCCGAATGACGCGCGCAACCTTGGCGTATCAATGACTTACGGCCTCCTCTCCGACATCCACGCGCACGCCTGGTCGGCCTTCTCGACCCGGCTGCCGTGCGGCCGCAACTCGCGGCTCCAGATCATCGTGGACGAGCTGAAGCGCGCGGCCGCGGACACCCGCGACGTCGGCGGCGACCTGCTGGTGTTCGGCGGCGACCTCTTCCACACCCGCGGCTCGCTCGACCCGGAGGTGTTCAACCCCGTCACGGAGGGGATCAAGGAGCTGCTCGCCGACGGCTTCCGCATCGTCGCGATCCCGGGCAACCACGACCTCAAGTCGAACGAGACCACGGAGCTCGGCAACGCCTTCCAGTCGCTCAAGGGCACGCAGGGCTTCGGCATCATCACGCAGCCGAAGCTCCTGGACAGCCTGCCGCTGGCGATGGTGCCGTGGATCCCGAAGCTCGACGACCTCAAGGCCGTGCTCGAGGCGCTCGCGGATGAGGCGGTGCGTCGCGGCAGCCTGGGGCAGACCGACCTGGTGATGCACGCGGGCATCGACGGTGTCCTGTCGGGCATGCCGGCGCACGGGCTGACGCCCGACTTCCTGGCCAAGCTCGGCTTCCGGCGCGTGTTCGCCGGCCACTACCATCACCACTGCTCGTTCGAGGACGGCAAGGTCTGGTCGATCGGCGCGACGACGCACCAGACGGCCAGCGACATCGGCACCAAGGCCGGCTTCCTGCTGGTGGACGATGCCGGCGTCGCCTACCGCGCCAGCCGGGCGCCCGAGTTCGTCGAGGTCTCAGACGAGACCGACCCGGACGAGATCCCGAACGTGGTCGACGGCAACTACGTCCGGGTGCGCGGGCTCAAGCTCTCCGAGGCCGACGAGGTCAATCTGCGCGAGGAGCTGATCCGGCTCGGCGCCAAGGGCGTCGTCATGAACGTGGAGCGGCAGACCGCGAGCGCCCGGGCCTCGACGTCGTCGGTGAAGGCCAAGAGCCTCGAGGCTTCGGTGGCCGACTACATCGAGCGCCAGGCCTCGCCGCACATGGACGCCGTGAAGACCCGGGCCGCGGCGATCATCTCGGCTGTGCGCGCCGCCACTGAATAAGCCGCGAACAACCCGAGATCGTCTCGCTATATTCGTCTGAGCAACAACGAGCGCGAGGGCAAAATGAGCCAGTATTTCAAGATCACTTACGTCCGCAAGCAAGTCATCACTGACTATTTGCCCGGCGGCGCGACCCGCGAGGTCACGCGCGAGATCGAGGAGACGATCGGCGGCCTGCCCGGCTCAACGGTCGCGAACTACCGCCGGGTGCTGGGCGACCAAATCCGTCGCGTCGAGGCCGAGGCGATGGAGCCGAGCGTGGCGCACAAGGGCCGGCGTCCGTCCGCAGGCGACCGGCAGGCGTTCGGCTTAGGGACGGCGCCCGAGGGCTACGCTCCGAGCCCGGAGCGCGGCACGTCCATCCACACCGGCAAGGTGCCGGCGGCCGCCGAGACCGAGAACGACCCCTTCGGCGTCTCCTACGCCGACATCGTCAATGCGATGGTCGAGAAGGCAGCCTGATGTTCCTCGTCACGGACCTCACGATCAAGCCCGAGGCCGACGACGTCGAGCGTGGATGGATTGGCGTCGAGTCCGTCGTCCACCTGGGCGCCGAGGCTGCCATCGCAGACCTGATCGGGCGCGTCCGCTTCTCCCTCGGCTACGAGCTCGACACGGAGCTCGGCCAGGGCGAGCCGGCGCTCGCGGTCCAGGCTGAGCGGATGATCGCGCTCTGGAAGAAGCACCAGCTCAGCAACGGTCATGGCGCGGCAACCCTGCGCATCGACACCCGCGACTTCCAGCACCTCCTGATCCCCGTCGCGCACCCGAGGGCGGCCTCATGAAAATCCTCGACGTCGAGATCGAGAACTTCCTCACCCTGGCGAGCGCCCGGGTCGGCATGTCCGACCGGGGCTTGGTGCTCGTGCAGGGCGAGAACCAGGCCGACACGTCGGCCGACTCCAACGGCGCCGGCAAGAGCTCCTTCGCCGACGCCGTCTTCTGGTGCCTCTACGGCGAGACCAGCCGTGGCATCTCGGGCGACGACGTCATCAACTGGGCTGCCAAGAAGGGCACCCGGGTCGCGACCCGGATCCAGGAAGGCGACCTCACCTACACGATCGCCCGGCACCGCAAGCACAAGGCCGGCAAGAACGCCCTGCGCGTCCTGCTGCTCGACGCGGCCGGCGACACCCACGACCTGACGAAGGGCACCGACAAGCTCACGCAGGCCCTGGTGATCGAGATCCTCGGCGCCTCGCGCGAGGTGTTCATCTCGGCCGTTCTCGCGGGTCAGGACCAGATGCCGGACCTGCCCGGCATGACCGACAAGAACCTGAAGGTGATCGTCGAGGAGGCCGCCGGCACGACCGTGCTGGAGAAGGGCCACAAGGTCGCCCTGACCCAGTTCCGGGGAGCGGAGACCGCCTGCGCGTCGGCGAACCTCGTGCTGACCGGCGCCGGCTCGCTGCTCGACGGCGCGCGTGCCCAGGTGGTGGCGTGCGACGGTGAGCTGACCGAATGGGAGCATGCGCGTAAGCTCGAAATCGCCCAGATGACCGACAAAGTCCGCACGATCGTCGCGGAGGTGAAGGCGGCCCGGGCCGAGCTCACCAAGACCGACAAGGCGGCCCTGGGGGCGCAGCTCGCCGACGCCTTCGCCCGGCTCAACGGCCTGGCCGGCGAGCAGACCGAGGAGCGCCGGCTGGTGCAGGAGCTCGCCCAGGCCCAGCGCCTGGTGGACGCGCATCAGCACTCCATCGAGACGATCTCGGCCCGGGCGCGCCGGCTCAAGGCGGCGCACGACGAGATGGATCACCAGGTCGGCTGCCCGTGCGGCACCTGCGCCAAGCCCTACACGGCCGACGACATCGCCCCGGCCAAGGAGAAGGCCGCGGCCGACCTGCGCGCTGAGCTGCTGACGCTGCGCGACGTGAAGCGCGATCACGCGAGCGCATCAGAAGCGCTCACAGTCGCGCGCACAGCGCTGGAAACGCATCGCGCGAGCATGACTGACGCGAGCGCGACGAACACGCTCAGCGCTCAGCTACGCGCATCCATCGCGGCCTACGACCGGGAGGCCGACCGCATCGACGCCCAGGCCGCACAGGCGCGCCAGGAGTCCGACCGGATCAAGGCGCTCATGGCGAAGCCCAACCCGCACGCGGCGTCGAAGGCCCGGGCAGAGGCGCGGGTCGTCGAGTGCGAGACGGCCGTGCTCGAGGCCCAGAAGAAGCACGCGGCGGCGATCAGCGAGTGCGAGATCGCCGAGGAGGTCTGCAAGGTGTTCGCGCCGGCCGGCGCCCGGGCCGAGATGCTCGACGAGGTGACGCCCTACCTCAACGCCCAGACGGCGAAGTATCTGGGAACGCTCTCGGACGGCAACATCCAGGCGACCTGGTCGACGCTCACCCGCAACAAGGCCGGCGAGCTGAAGGAGAAGTTCGCCATCGAGGTGGACCACGCGCTGGGCGGGACCCGGTTCGCGGCGATCTCGGGCGGCGAGCAGCGCAAGGTCCGCATCGCGGCAGCTCTCGCGCTCCAGGACCTGGTCGCGTCCCGGGCCTCGAAGCCGATCCCGCTATTCGTGGGCGACGAGATCGACAACGCCCTCGATCCAGCCGGCGTCGAGAGGCTCACCATGATCCTTCAGGAGAAGGCCCGCGAGCGCGGAACCGTCTTCATTATCAGCCACAGCGACCTGAAGGATTGGGTGCCACAGGTGATGAAGGTCACGAAGACCGGGCGCGGGACGTCCACCATCGAGGAGATTTTCGCCTGAGCAACAAGAAAGTTGGTTAGCGCGGGGCTTAAATACCTTAGCTATGTCAGCTAAGGTGGCGAATTGCCGTCAGATCCCATTTCAGGCAACCCAAGACGCAGCGTAGCAGGCATAGCGCATGAGCAGTCATTATGGCTGGAAGGTCGGTCAACCACTACCAAAACTTGGCGCACACAGCTTGGCCAAGCATCAGGTTTTTGCAGATTATACCCGCAAATATCTGCACATATTGTCGCCGATGCTCCAGAAAACGGAACTGCGGCTAACAATAGTCGATGGTTTTTGCGGCGGCGGCGCTTATGATTTAAACGGAACGGTCACCGCCGGGTCGCCACTAATTTTACTTCGAGCAGTCAAAGCAGCAGAGATCGAACTTGCCAACGCCAGACAGCACGGATTTACTATTCATTGCGATTTCTATTTCGTGGATAGAAAAGTAAATCACACCGCTTTCCTGATGGAAGAGATCCAAAAATCTGAGTTCTCAGAGCGCATAGGCCGAGATATACATATAATCACGGGTGATTTTGATGAAAAAGCCCCTGAAATTGTCGCGGCAATCAAAGCTAAGGGGCGCAGTCAAAGGTCTCTGTTTTTTCTGGATCAATATGGGTGGAGCGCAGTTTCGTTCGAAACGGTGCGCGGGTTATTCAGAGAACTCGCCAATCCAGAGGTATTGATCACCTTTTCCGTCGACACGCTCATCAACTATCTGACCGATCAGACTTCAAAAATGCGAGCTGGTCAGCGTATCGAACTAAGCCCTTTGCTGGGTGAAGCTCTCAAGGACATGCGCACAGAGAGAGCACAGAGAGCGGTGATTCAAGGATTTCTGTATAAACACATCATAGATCGCACCGGTGCCGCCTTTTATACCCCGTTTTTTATAAGATCGCCGCAGAGCCGATGGTCTTATTGGCTGATACATCTATCTATGCATGCCCGCGCTCGGGATGAGATGGCGCGTCGACATTGGGATTTATCCAATACTTTTTCGCACCCGGGTAAATCTGGATTCAATGCCCTAGGATACGATCCAAGTATAGACAATAATCAGCTCAGTTTGGAATTCGATTTTGGCACAAATGCACGGATCGACTCTGTTAACGCTGCCGTCGAGCAACTTCCCCGGATGATCAACGACGGTTCTGCAGGAGACAGCACGCCCGTGTCGCTCTCTGAACTTTTCGTTGCACACTGCAACGAAACGCCGCTAACGATGAGCTTAGTCTCCGAAGCCGTCGTGCGCCTCCGAGACGAATATAACGAGATAGAAATATTTGACTCAGAGGGCCGCCTACGCCCACGAGCGACAAAACTCAGCAATCTTGACCGTGTTCGCGCAAAGAAACAGCAGAACTTTCTAAGAACTCTGTATCGACCGCGAAATATTTAGCAATCAGAACTTTGTTTGTCCGAAATCGTGAGTCCCTCCTTAAGTGTGGAGAGGAGGCGCTCCCGTGCAAGAAGCGCTTTTTCATGCCCCGAAGCTGCCGCATCGAACCAAATCCAAAGCGTTTCGGTTTCCAGTAATTCTTGAAATTTAAAATGAGTGGGGCACAGCGCAAAAGCTACTTTCCACGTATCTTGACCTGCCTGTGCTCTTAGTTTTGATTCCGCCGTCTTCGCGATAGCAAACAATCCGGCTCGGTTCGGTGGTGCAAGCGGGAGTTGTGCGATTTGGATATACCCCCCTGCCCAATGTCGACGGCTTAATCTCTCACCGCCGCGCTTATGAGAACCAAGATCGCACCCAACGCTCATCAATTGCGAAGCTTCGCTGGCAAGCATCGCCAGGATTTCGCGCAATCCTTGGCTTTCTAACGCCTCCGGAATTCGATTAATTTGTTCTGGCTTGCCACGAAGATCCGTAAACCCGTGATTGCGGCGCACATCATCAAACAACGGCGGATAAGGAACGGTGTTCCCACGTTCGCTGGGATAGCTGACAATCAAGGGCATTGCTGAAAATTGCTGCCGCTCTAGCTATGCTACTGCGCGAGGAAGGCCGTCCCATGTTTGACCTTCCAACGTTCGGCCAGCGACCTTTTTGCCTACTCTCAACATAGTAGTCCCATCATCGGCACGCGCGCTACGCACCCGCGCCAAACTGATACCCTGACCTGGGGCCCAGTCACCCCACTGTTTGAAATGAAATGGAATATCTGCCGCCATGCAGAGATTCATCAGGTCCCTAAACCATGACGGGCTAGAGGGCCGCGCGTGTGGCCCACTTTCGCCGCCAGTTATCACCCAATCGATGCTATCTTTCCAAGCCGTCAGATCTAGCGGTCCGAGTAGCGGCTCAGCAGAAATAAACCGCACTGCCGCCGGAATTTTTGCGAGCTCAGGCATCCGCTTGTCAGCCCAGGTTTGGTTTTCGACAGTAGTCCCAAGCCAAACATGAGATGGCCATTCGCTAGCCCACGGAACTTTTTTAAGCACCAGATCGGGTCGCTTAGTTAGTAGCAACCAGTTCAGACTTGGTGTTGCTTCAATCAGCCGCCACAGTCGTTCGCGCCAGGCATCTAGATCGTCTCGATCCTCAAATACGTCCGCCATCGAGGCGCAGAAAACGCGAGCTCGGACTCCGGTCCGCAAAGCTTCGGCGTTCCACCTAAGCGGCTCGTCCCAGTGCTTATCTCCAAAAAATCGGCGCGGTGTTTCTATACCCCAGACACCGGCCCCTAATCGCTTCGCCCAAGCCTCTGCATAGCAATGCTTGCACGCTGGAGACATTTTCACACATCCCCACCATGGGTTGAAGGTGTGTGTGGTCCATTCGATACGAGAATTTTTGGCCATCCGGCGCTCTGAGTCCCACAAGCCGCGCATCCGTTCCGGATCCGTTCACGTTAGCATAACCTTGCTAGATGAGGAAGTTAGGGCTCAGACGCCCTCAGATCGGCAGGATCGCAGTCAGAGCCTCGGATCAGCCTCGCATTTCTTCATCAAAGACCGGGCATCAAGCGCTATAGAGTGTATGTCAGCACTTACTTCACGGATCGGAGATGTCTCAGCAACCCGATACGACCGATGGCCATCTGCTCAAGGCCATCGCCAACGCCTGCGACGGCCGGATCATCCAGATCCCGGCGCCGATGGCTGTCGCGGCCATCTACCCGGACCGCTCGCCGCCCTTCAAGACGATCAAGCTCAAGGGCACCGAGGAGTTCTTGCTCGCCGGCGCCCGGATCGGGAACCGGCAGCCGGTCATCCTCAAGCTGACCCCGATGGACGCGGTCGACTACGAGGCGATTGAGCTGGAGAGCAACAAGGTCACGCAGTTCGAGGCGCTCGATAAGCACCTGGTCGATCACCTCGGCGGCTACTTCAACCTGCTGCTGGACGAGGCTGGCGCTGACGGGCTCGACGCCCCGTTCATCTCCTCGGGTCACTCGTTCAACGGCGCGATCGTCATCTTCCGGCGCGAGGTCGAGCCGCTGCTGGGACGCATCAAGGCGAACCGCCTGGCCGAGGCCGAGCGGGACGCGGCGCTCGCCTACGCCGACAACGACGACTGGGGGACTTGGTAGCCCCCTCCCCTTCCACCAACGGAGGCCCCGCGTGGGCATGTGAGCATGAAGATCCCGATCCTGACGAACGACCCGAGCTTCACGTCCTGGGGCATGGCCCGGATGCTGCTCGACACCGACACGCTGGAGCTCGAGCTCCAGGAGCTGGTGCTCGTGAAGACGAAGAAGACCACGGAGAAGCGCGTCCGGGTGTCCTCGGACAAGCTGGAGCGGGCCGAGACCCTGTCCCGGGCCTTCCTCAAGATGGCGCAGGGCGTGAACGCGATCTTCTCCGAGGTGCCCTCGGGCGCGCAGGACGCGAACTCGGCCAACGCCTTCGGCATCGTCGTCGGCATCCTGGCCGCGGCCCCGATCCCGATCACGCAGGTGATGCCGCTCGAGACCAAGGAGGCCACGGGGCTCGGCAAGAACGCCACCAAGGCCGAGATCATCGAGTGGGCCTTCGCCAAGTATCCGCACCCGACCTGGCTCCGGGCCCGAGGCAAGGCGGACGGGCCGCTGGTCGCCGACAACGAACACCTCGCCGACGCCATCGCGGTGGCCGAAGCCGGGGTGCTCACCGACGAATTTCGCCGTTCCCTGTCACTTATGCGCCGAGCTTCATAAGCGGCTTCGCTTGTCCAGTCTGATAAGTCAGCACTGACTTCCCTACACTCTCCAACCCCGCAATCGAGATCGACGAAAATGGCAGGCCTTTTCCCCGAGTCGCTGACCCCGGCTCGCTCCTACTTCCCCGGCATGGGGCAGGCGGTCGCCGACCGCACCGTGAACCGCAAGATCCAGAAGCCCTACACGGCGGAAGCCGTCGTCACCTTCAAGATCCCCCGCGACGACAGCACCTCGCTCGACAGCCAGGTCGCTGCCTACGCCAAGAGCCAGGGTTACGGGCTCGCCGACTACCACGTCGACCAGGGTGACGACGTCACCGTGTCCGGCTGGTTCATCCCGCCCTACACGATCCAGACCGAGGAATGGGCGGACGTCGCCTACCGGGTCGCCGTCGGCAACGCCTCGCTTGATCCGCGCCTGCGCCCGGCCGGCATGGATCCGGTCGACGCGATGTTCGACGCCGGCACCAACAAGGTGTTCACCGACGAGTTCGGCCGCATGCACCATCACCTGCGGCAGGCCTCGCTGCTCATGAGCGGCCGGCACCTCCAGCACGGCGACGCCACCCAGCGCGACCGCAACATGGAGGTGTTCACGAACTGCTCGACCAGCGCGACCACGTTCCTGCTGTTCTACCTGCTGCTCAACGGCTCCGGCGTCGGCCGCGACTACTCGGACGCCATGATCCGGGCCGACCTCAACCAGATGCCCATCGTGGTGCCGGTCATCGACTGGAACCATGCGGACGTCGGCAAGGGCCTGATCCAGGGCTACCTGACGGAGCGCGACGCGCGCCACCTCTACGCCGGGCGCACGATCACCACCTTCAAGGTGCCGGACTCCCGTGAGGGCTGGGCCAAGGCCGTCGAGATCATCGAGCGCTTCGCGTTCGAGGGACGCCGGGAAGAGGTCCTGATCCTGGACTTCACCGACGTGCGCCCGAACGGCGCGCCGATCGCCGGCATGCAGGGCCGGCCGGCCTCTGGCCCGGGCCCGCTGATGGGCGCCATCAAGTCGATCGCCCAGGTTCGCGACGCCGGTATGGCCCCGTGGCGCGCGGCCCTCTACGCCGACCACTACGCCGCTGAGTGCGTGCTCGTGGGCGGCGCCCGGCGCGCGGCGCGCATGGCCACGAAGTTCTGGAAGGACCGCACGGTCCTGGACTTCATCGCGGTCAAGCGCGGCGGCTTCCTCTGGAGCTCGAACAACTCGGTCACGATCGACGAGGAGTTCCGGTCTGCGGTGCGCAAGCTGCACCAGCTCGCCGGCGGCTACGAGGGCGAGGGTCTCAACCTGCGCCTCAACCTGCTTCAGCTCTCGGGGCAGATCACCGACGACGAGGCGCACGCCTACCGGGTGCTGCGCGCGGCCGCCCACGCCGCCTACCATGACGGCACGGGTGAGCCGGGCTTCATCAACCAGGACAAGCTGACCTCGAAGCCGGAAGGCCTGGACGCCTACCTCGACGGCCTGATCGCCGAGAGCGCCAAGTTCAAGCTCGACGTCGAGACCCTGCCGCTGATGAAGTCGCTGGTCGAGGCCTGCGCGGCGCTCGGCTGGCCGATGATTACGAACCCGTGCGGGGAGATCTGCCTCCTGATGCTCGGGGCCTACTGCGTGATCGCGGACGTGGTGCCCTTCCACGCATCGAGCGACGACGACGCCGAGGACGCCTTCCGCACGGCCGTGCGGGCGCTGATCCGGACGAACACGATGGACAGCCTCTACTCGCGCGAGGTGAAGCGGACCAACCGCATCGGCGTCGGCATGACGGGCTTCCACGAGTGGGCCTACGACCGCTTCGGCTTCACCTGGCACGACCTGGTCGACGAGGAGAAGTCCAAGGCGCTGTGGCTGACGGTGAGCCGGTTCAAGCGGGCCGTGGTCGACGAGGCGCGCCGGTTCTCGGAGCTGCTCGGCGTCACCGTCCCGCACACGGACACGACGTTCAAGCCGGCCGGCACCACCTCGAAGCTGTTCGGGCTCACGGAAGGGGCGCACCTGCCCTCGATGCGCGAGTTCCTGCGCTGGGTGCAGTTCCGCAACGACGACCCGCTGGTGAAGGTCTACGAGGAGAAGGGCTACCCGGTCCGGCGCCTCAAGAGCTACTCCGGCACGACCATCGTCGGGTTCCCGACCAAGCCCGCGATCTGCGAGCTGGGCGACGGGCAGTGGGTGGTCACGGCCGCCGAGGCGACGCCCGAGGAGCAGTATCAGTTCCTGCGGCTCCTCGAGAAGTATTGGCTCACGGGTGTCGAGGAAGACGGCGTCACCCCGCTGTCGACCGAGAGCGGCAACCAGATCTCCTACACGCTCAAGTATGATCCGAAGGAGGTCTCCTACGGCCAGTTCCTCGAGACGCTGATCGAGGGCCAGTTCTCGATCCGCTGCTGCTCGGTGATGCCCCAGAGCGATGTCACAGCATACGAATATCAACCCGAACAGCCGCTCCCCAAGGTCGAGTTCGAGAAGATCGTGGCTGCCCTCAAGCTCGCCGGCAACGACAACGTCAAGGAGGAGATCGGCTTCGAGCACGTCGACTGCAGCACGGGCGGCTGCCCGGTCGACTTCAACGAGGAGAAGGCCGCCTGATGGCGACGATGGAGTGCCGCCTGCGGATCCGCCAGCGATGGTGGGTCCGCCCCTACATCGCCCTGGCGCGTTTCAACGCGAGCCTCGGCATCCCGGTGGACCCCGACCGCCTGGTCGAGACCATCCTCAAGCACGGGATCAGCTACGAACTGGTTTGAAACCAGAGTCTCACGGTCCAAGCCGTGAGGCTTAATTTCGACACTCGTTTGTTGCCGATGCTGCCAAATCTGATCGCCTCGTCTGATTGGACGGAAAAACAATGAGCTATGTTCCGGCAATTTTATTCGCATTCACAATCATCGCGCTTCTAATTATCCGCCTATACACACCGCTAAGGCAAGCGAGTGTTTTTGATATCGCAATTGTTAAAGCATCATGGAACACATCGGAGGTTTCAGGCGCGCCCAAAAACCCGCCGCCTGACACCATTGAAACCAACATCGACGGCACCGAATATGTATATCACCTGGAAGACAAGAAGCCTCCTGCAAAGACGAAGCGGCCCTCGCGCGATGATGTAAAATTCAACGCAACGTTTGTAAAAAATGTAATGCAGCCGCTGGTTAGTCTTATCGTGCTAGCCGTGGCCTTCTGGATCATACTATCAGATATTTATGACGCAGAACACAAACAGTGGGCCTACGGTGCGATTGGCACCGTAGTTGGATTTTGGATCAAGGGCTGAATTGCAAGCACGGGATCAGCTACGAGCTGGTCTGACGATAGAGGCTCCGCAGAGATGCGGGGCCTTTTTCGTATCATCTCTTGTGGCTTGGATAGATTTCGACAGTGTAAGGACCTTTCATGTAGCCCTTTGTGGGCAGACCGGTTCCTGAGATTCGCAGTCGTCCGGTTCCTTCGTCAAATTCATAGACCTGATAAAGCGGGTTGAAGAGCAAATGATAATCATTCGTCCTTAACTGACCGGATCCAATCAACTCAACCTCCTGATCGGGGTTGATTTTGACATCGGTCAAAAAATCGCGTGGCTCGCCTCCACACGAGATGCCAACTTCGGCTTCAAATAGCTCGAAGCGTTCTACCTGCTGGCTTCCGCGCTCGCTGGTTTCCCAATAATTACAGAATGCTTTAACCGCATCACGGCTCCGTATTTGAACAGGCTCTGCTTGCCTTACGGGCGCTGGCTGTGCTGGCTGCACCGGCCTCCTTGGCATCTTGGACTCCAGGTTCGTCGTTGGCCGAGCGACGATAGCGCTCAGTTCCTGAGAAAACCCGAACTGCGCGCGCTATGGATGATAAGTCAGCACTGACCCACCTGATATGCAGCTTGTTGGTCGGGTTCTTCTTCAGGCACGGGGTGCGGGTAGATCTCGCCTAAACGACTGACACGGCGGGGTAAAGGGCGTAGCTGAGCGCCCATTGAGGATGACTAGCAGGGTGTAACCGTTTCGCAAGAGCCAATGGAACCTAAAGGCAGATCGTCTGACGTCCCGTTGGGGCATATACCTCAAATTGAGCCTTGCTTAGGACTGAAATCAGTGATCTCCATATGTCGCCATCTGAGAATGGGGGTCACTACAATGAAGCGAGCTTCTCTCATCACCGCGACGGTGTTTGCTTTGGTTTCGAGCTTCCCGGCTTTGGCAGAGATTTCGTCCGCGCCGAAGAGCAAATGGACCTTAGCTCAGTCCTGCTCGTCTGAGAGTCAAAATATCTGCAATAGTCGCAACAATAGCTGCCAACAGCGTGCTGGAAACAATAAGGCGATGCAGACATCTTGTTGCGTTGAGTATAAATCCTGCTTGATGCAGCGCGGATGCGACTCTTCGAGCATTAGCTGTATCAGTTATTAACTGCGAAGGCCCCGGGGCTCGCGCTCTGGGGCTCTCCTTAGAAGGTGTCGGCGCAAGCCGCGAAAAAACCCGAGGGTCGTGCGCTATATGAGATAAGTCAGTGATGACACAGCGCCTTGGTAGGGAGGACCAGGCTATGACCATGCGCTTTTGCACCTGCTGCAAGACGGACCAGCCGATCGGCCGCTTCAACGTCGTGCGCGGCCAGCCTCACGGCCACTGCCGGACGTGCAAGACCAACTACAACCGCCAGCAGCGCCGCGCCGCCGGGGTGAAGCCAAAATCAACCGGCCCGATCGTCGATGGCAAGAAGATTTGCAGCGCGTGTCTGACGGCGAAGCCGCTGGCAGACTTCGCGCTTCTCAAGTCCGGCCGCGGTGGCGTCGCCGGCGCGTGCAAGGCTTGTCACACGACCACCGAGAAGGCCCGGCGCGCTGCACAGGGAATCCCGGTCAAGAACCTCTCGCGGATCGAGGGTGACAACAAGCTGTGCGTGACCTGCCAGGAGATGAAGCCCCTCGGGGACTTCTCGCCGAGCGCACGCGGTCTGGGAGGGTGCTCGGCGAACTGCAAGCCGTGCCACAACCTCCGCTACCGGGCGCCCAAAGAGCGGGCGCGCGAGGTGACGGCAAAGCATCGCGCGCGTCACCTGGAGCGGGTGCGGGCGCGCCAGCGGATCTACCAGTTCGAGCGCAACAAGAGCGTGCGGGCGACGGCCGATGGCACCGTCACCGACGAGTTCATGAAGGCGCTCTACGACACCGAGGACTGCGCCTACTGCCTCCGGTTCACCGAGCGGGATCGACGCACCGCGGACCACGCGACACCTCTGGCACGAGGCGGCGCCCACAGCGCCGACAACCTCGTGATGGCCTGTCATCCCTGTAATTCGGCCAAGCGAAATCGGACTGGCGAAGAGTTCCTGGAGATCATAGATGCTACGCTCTGCAGTGATAATTGAGGACAGCGTTTCGCCGCAGGGCGAGCGACTAACGACAGTGCTGTTGAGCTACAGCCGCTTTGTTCATAGCGAAATGATGACCCACCGCGTCTTCTCCCGGAACGGCCGCTCCTCTCGCGCCGTGCCGACCAAGCGGCTGCTCGCGGAGCCGATCGTGGAGCCGCTTTTCTACGGCTCGAACAAGTCGGGCATGGCCGCGGGCGAGGAGCTCACCGGCTGGCGCTACTGGCTCGCCCGGGCCGTCTGGGTCGGCACAGCCCGGCTGACAAAACTCAGCGTGCGGCTGCTGCACTTCGCCGGGCTCCACAAGCAGTGGGCGAACCGGCCGCTGGAGTGGTTCGGCAAGATCGACGTCCTGGTCACGTCGACCGACTGGGCCAACTTCTTCGCTCTGCGCGACGAAGCCGGCGCACAGCCCGAGATCGAGGCGCTCGCCCGGGCGATCAAGGCGGCGCTCGACGCCTCCTCCCCGCGCGTCCTCCAGCCCGGGCAGTGGCACATGCCCTTCGTGACATTGGCGGAGAGGGAAACCATCTCCGCCAACGAGCAGCTCGTCCTCTCCACCGCGCGCTGCGCCCGGCTGACCATCGAGCCCTTCGACGGGAACGCCGACTACGAGGCTGAGAAGGCCCGCTTCGAGCGCCTGGTCATCTCGAAGCCCGTCCACGCGAGTCCGGCCGAGCACCAGGCCACGCCCGACGTGTTCACCGGCCTGCGCCAGCCCTGGAAGCACCCGCACCTGCACGGCAACTTCCGCGGCTGGATCCAGCACCGGAAGCTCCTCGACAGCGAGGCGGTGTTCGACCAGCCCTACGCCGGCAAGGCTCTGTTCCTGCGCCCGGCCGACGAGACCGAGGCCGCCTGAGATCGCCGGCTGCTGGACATCCGGCGGCCACCTAGATAAGTCAGCGCTTACACACGAGGCCGCGATGAGCGAGACCGGAACGGTCGACTTCAAGGACGAGGAGGGAGGCACGTTCGCCTCCGTCACCGTCGGCATCATCCAGCTCGATGCCACGAACAAGCTGGAGCTGTGGCCGGGCTTCTACTTCACCCTGCCCGACCCCGACGCGAAGCCCGGCACGACGGTGCAGCTCTACGGGCCGCACGAGACCCGCGAGGCCGCGCTCGAGGCGGCCGGCACCCTGATCCTGGATCTGGCCGACGCCCGCGCGCAGGCCGTTGTCGAGGGGATCGCAGCGTGAACACGATCCAGATCCCCCTGCGCATCAAGCGCCTGACCCCGACCGCGATCCTGCCGACCTACGGCACCGATCAGGCCGCCGGCATGGATCTCCACGCCGACATCCCGCACCACATCACCGTGCAGCCGGGCGGCCGCGCGCTGATCCCGACCGGCATCGCCATGTCGCTGCCCGCGCACCTCGCGCTGTTCGTCTGCCCGCGCTCCGGCCTGTCGAACAAGTCCGGCATCACCGTCCACAACGGCCCTGGCGTGATCGACGGCGACTACCGGGGCGGGCTCGGCGTGATCCTGCACAACACCACGGACCAGCAGTTCCACGTCGCCCCGGGCGACCGGATCGCGCAGGGCGTGATCGTGCCGGTGTTCCAGGCCGTGTTCGAGGAGGTCGAGGAGCTCGACGAGACGGCGCGCGGCACCGGCGGCTTCGGCTCCACGGGCGTCAGCCAGGCCCCCTCCCCTCCCCTCTCGGTGCTGGACCAGGAGGTTCTTCTCCCGTCGGGCAAGCCGATGGACCGCAACAGCAAGATCGGTCTCCGCGCGCTCGCGCAGGAGGCGGCCGACCGGCGCCGGCACGAGGGTCCGCCTCGCTGGCTCGAAGCTGCCCCTGAGACCGGGGAGGAGCCCGCGTGAGCACGGTTCGCCCAGGGCAGATCTGGATCTCGAACACCCGCCTGCCCGGCGGCGAGGCCCGCTACGTGCGCGTCGACCGGATCGAGGTGCAGACCTCGACCCAGACGGTGCTCGGCCTCTCCCGCACCGTCGAGACGCAGATCGCCCGCGTCTCGACCCGCCCGGCCAGCCGGGCAGAGTTCCGCCCTACCAACCGCTTCATCCGGCTCGCGCGCTTCGCACGCTGCTACCGGCTCATCCAGGACACTCCATGATCGGGTTCACCGGCGCCAGCCGCACTGGCAAGAGCACCCTCGCGCGCCTCGCTGCCGCGAACCTCGGCTTCACCTACCACGAGATGAAGACGGCCGAGATCATGGCCGGCGGCGGCTTCGAGAACATCGGCAACCTGTCGATCGACGTGCGCATCGCCGCCCAGGAGTTCTACCTCAAGCGCTACGCGGAGATCATCGCCGAGCTGCCGCGCCCGGTGCTCGTCGACCGCACGCCGCTCGACCTGATCGGCTACATGATGGCCGAGGTGGGCATGCACGCGACCACGCCCGAACAGGGCGAGCGGATCCGCGTCTTCTGCGAGCGCGCCCTGTCGTTGGCGAACCGCAACTTCGGGATCATCTTCATCCCTGTGCCGCTGCCGACCTACCAGGTCGCCGACGGCAAGGCGCCGGCCAACCCCGCCTACCAGTGGCACACGCACTGGATCATGGAAGGCGCCGCCCAGATGATGCGCGGCCCGACGATGGTGCGGATCTCGGCGCTCGACCTGGAGACCCGGGTCAACGGCGTGTGCAATGTCATCGCCGAATGGCTGGATGAAAACTCGCTGAAACGGTCCGCTTCACCTCTCCAATGAACCGAACCACCTAACCGTTGATCCTTGGCGATCCGAAAAATTCAGCAATATGCCAAGATAACTAATTCCGAAGCTGGATTGATGTGAGCGTAGGCGTCGGTTGAGCGGCGGGCACGGCTTGTATGGTCAACAAAGTGTTCAAAAGAGAGAAGTTTCTCTTCGAAATTCGGTCATCATCCCTGATAGAATACCAGACACCATTTCTCTCGTAGCTGGCAAATGCACCGTAGACAGGATGATTTGTAGTTTGGATCAAAATCAACGCGCGCTGCCCAGCCAGCTTTCGAAACTCGAATTGGGCTTGGGCACTCGGTTCATTCGACGCCATCAACCTGTAATAGGAAGACCAAAGCTCGGCAACACCCAAATCTCCTCTTCCCATGAAATAGAAATCTTGTAAGCAGTTATCTTGTTGTTTATTTTCAAGTATAATACGATTTATTTCGATTTCCGGCAGAAATGCGATGTCATGGTCATTGCCACTGACACTGAGAGCGCCAAGTGCTGAGCGTGTCACAATATACGTCTCGCGCCTTTTTGTGAGCCCAGCGAATAGAAGTATTTCATTGCGACTGCGCTGCTTATAAATAGAAAGCAACTGAGCCCAAAGGCCGCGAGCCAAACCAGATGAGCTTACTGAATTAAAACAAGCAATATTTGCGTCCTCTCGGTTATCAGATACCGCCTTGGAAACGAACCCTCGCTCGTCGAACTTAATCGATACAACACCGTCATCCGCTTGTTGCATAGTGATGGCGCCAAGCGTATCGAGCGCATTGATTATCGCGATAGCCCTAAAATAATCACCGAACTCCGGCGTAAATCTGTTGGTCGAGAATACCAGCAACGGCAGCAAGGGAGAGTTAGAACTCGTCAACTTGAATATGTCATTGATTGATATTGGATCAGAAATTTGACTTATAAGATCATAACCAGTTGTCGCAGTATATTTAACAATTGGCTGATCGTTTGCAGAAAACATGCTGCTAAGCGAGCCGATTGGCAGCATGGCCCCTATGTTGCTTGATCCACCGCTTAAGTTTGCGCCCAAAGATTTGCTGCTCGTGATATCCGATACATTTAAAAAAGTCGGACTTTCCCGATTATACGATCGAACGATATTGGCCATAGTCTGCTGCGTAGAGGTGTAATTAATCGCTTCGTTGTAATCCTGTCTCTCCGCAACTATGCTTGTCACTCCGATGCGCGTGCACGATCCGAGAAATGCGGCCACGATCAAAATCGTTACGCGCCGAGCCATCGTCATGAGCAAATAATCCGTCTGCAAATAGATAGTCACACGCTCGAATATCAGCCCACTGAAGCCAATCACCCAGCGGGCCGGATCTGGAAAATTTGCTGATTAATCAGGATATCGGTCAGGGTTCTGAGGTCTTGGGATACCAGTGTCTGGTCTTTTTTTCTCTTTTTCTTTCTCTTCGTCTTTTTCTTTGTCTTCATCCTTATCGGGAGCGTCATCTTCACCCAAATCTGGATCGACTTTGTCTGGATAGCGGCCCATTGAAGCATTCGACATGCAGACCTCCCATTTCGACAATCTATTTATTCTGGATGTCGGAAACGAGGTAAAGTGCTATTTATATCACAGCGGAGGTTTTCTTTTTCAAAGCCTCCGTCATGAACCGGCCGTCCATATTTACTGATGCTGCGCTGCAAAGCCTCACGATGTCGGCCATTTCAGAGCGTCAAATTTGCTTGGCCGGTCAAGGCAAAGGCGCATTGCCGAAGCGTCGTTTCAAACGCGCCCGCTCAAGTATCTCGCCGAGCTTGATGTGGTGCAGGACGCTCGCAAGGCGGGCAACCCTACGTCAGTGCGGCAGGACGTTGAGCACATGTGGCATGAGACTGGCCAAGCGCATTGCACTCCTCAGCGTGCTGGTTTAGCACGGTAAGTCAGCGCTGACTGTGACAACCCGACGTCGCGTCGCTACAAATGAGTCGTGACGTCGAGCTGACGCGACGCGCACACAGACAGGGAGGCGAAAATGAGCGAGCGACACGAGTTTCATATCGCCTGCCGTGCTGGGGCCGCCGCGCTCAACAAGCACCGGCCCGGCACCAGCGCAGCGGCCCGGCTAATGGTCCTCGCTGGCCGCCTGATCGAGCCGCCGAAGGCGCCCAAGCGCGAAAGCCCGAATGCGAGCAAGAGCGAATGGCCGACGATGCGCGAGGAGCTGACCCGCAAGGCGCTCCAAGCGGTCCAGGACGCCAACGCCGCCCGCGACGCCGGGCGCATGACCGACCGAGACCTGTGGTTCGTGATCGACGCCCTGTTCGACGTGACCCACGGGCTGATCGCCGAGGACATGAGCGCCCTGCTCTACCGGGCGCGGCAGGAGCTCAAGGAGCATGCGCCGAAGTGAGCAAGGTGTTCCGCATCAAGGATGAGAACGGAGCGCCCGTCTACCGGGCCTTCAAGCACGAAGCGGTCCGGGTCGCGCGGCGCGCCTCGGTGAAGACCGACCGGGTGATCGAGATCGAGCGGATCGAGCTCGCGGAGATGCCGAAGCTCCAGCTCGTCGAGGCCCTGTTGAACGACCATGCCTGGAGCGAGGGCGAGCCCGTCGTGGTCGCCCGCTTCCGGGACGGAGACGAGATCGCCGGCAGCCTCGAGGAGGATGTGCCGCTCACCGACGAGGAGAACGAGGCGTGACGCTGATCGCGGGTTGGGACACCGAGACGACGGGATTGCAGCCGGGCGACCATCGGTTTGTCGAGGTCGCGATCCTCACCTACGAGCTGGAGTCTGAGCGGCTCGTGGATACCTACGTGACCAAGGTCGACCCGCAGCGCTCGATCCCGGCCGACGTCCGGCGGATCCACGGCATCGGCCCGAACGACATCGTGGGCTGCCCGACCTGGTCCGAGGTCGCCGAGGAGGTGCGCCGGCGCCTCGAGGAGCCGGTGTTCACCGTCGCCCACAACGGCGAGGGCTTCGACCTCCCCTTCATGAACTACGAGCTGGGCCGCATGCGGCTGCCCGCCCTGACCAAGCCCGTCCTCGACACGATGCTGCGCGGCCGGTTCGCCACCCCGAACGGCGCGGTCCCGAACCTCGGCGTGTTCTGCGCCGCCCTCGGCATCGACTACGACCCGTCCCAGGCGCACCGGGCGGAATACGACGTGGACGTGATGATGCGTGCCTTCTTCAACGCGCGCCGTTGGCGCGCCTTCAAGGACCCCGACCTCGACTTCCTCTACCCCGCCCAGGAGATCTCCCTTGCCGCGTAAGCCCGATCCGCTGAACGACTTCCTCGACATCGAGGCCGGCCGAAACCCGCGCTACGTCAGCTCCGTTTACCTCGCGTTCGAGCGGGGCATCCTCCGGGCACCCGGCTCGCTCATCAACCTCACCTGGTGGCCCCTCGTCACCATGCTGTCGGGCTTCGCCTTCCTGATCGTGGGCCTCGCTCTGTGGGTGCTGATCCGCCTGCACTTCGTGGTGTTCGGTCTGCTGGGTCATCTACGCCCGAAGTCCGTCCAGGGCAGTAAGTCAGTGCTGAGTTCCCACCGATGATCGCGGTCAACGACAATCTCACGATCGCGGAGTTCAAGGCCTACGCCGCGCCCAAGCCCTCGATCGCGATGGTGGTCGAGCACGACCCCGAGATCGCCCGCTACTACCTAATGGGCGGCAACGAGGGCTGGGGCCTCGTGCGCTTCGGCGCCTACCAGTTCGACCGGCGCATGCCGCGCCGGTTCATGGCCTTCCCGGTCGCGGCCGCGCCGCACCCGCTCTGCCCGGCGCACAGCTACACGCCGCCGGCCGCGCACCGCCCTCCCCTTCGCTCGAAGTCCCGTCCCTCTCACCTGCAGGTGGTCGCATGAACTGGCTCGCTCTCATCGCCCTGGCCCTGATCCTGTTCGGGACGGCCGCCTACGACTGGCGCGAGGGCCTCTACGGCTCGTGCGGCTTCAACATCATCCTCGGCACCGCGGCGCTCTCGGCCGGCGGCCTGATGGCCGCAGGCGTCCACTTCTGATCGCATTCAATCAAGCGAGCATGCGCCCATGATCGTCCTCGGCACCGAGATCCCCGACAGCGTCGTGACGGCGCTGACCCACTTCATCACCAGCGGCTCCGGCCCCACGGCCACCGCGATCGAGGGCCGCGCCACGTCGCTGCTCCTCGCCGCCGGCATCACCGACCCGAAGCGGATGGTCCCGCACCGGCTCGCAGACCGGCTCATCCAGAAGCTCCGCACGGCCGGGCAGATCCGGTGCGTGCGCCAGGGCCGGCAGCAGCGCTGGTTCGCCATCCCGTAGCCCATTCGCACAAGCACGAAAGCGAGCATGCCACCATGAAGGCTGTGAAGTTCCACGGGGCGAACCTGCGCCTCACGGCACCCAAGGACTGGGACGAGGCCAAGCACGGCAAGTGCCTCACGATCTACGGCCACCGGAAGGACGGCCAGGTCACGACCGTCTGGGAGCCGACGCCCGAGGAGCGCGCCCAGATCGCCGCCGGCGCCAACATCTGCATGGTCGTCGCGGGCCAAACCATCATGCCGGCCGCGATGCTCGTCGCAGACATCCCGGCAGTTCCCGAAGAATTTGCAGAAGCCGAGTAAAAATTCGGTTGCCATCCCCGAAGTCGCCTCACTATAGATAAGTCACTACTGACTGAGACGGCAAAGATCCACCAGTAGAATACACAGGATAACTATGACCTATTTCCTTCGTAACCTTCTGCTCGCCTCCGTTCTTGCTTGCGCGGCCTCTCCTGTCGCGGCGCAGACCTTTGTCCCGAACGTGCAGGGCACGGGTCAGCCGGGCATCGACGGCGGCACGATGATGATCTGGAACGCGCCGCCGAACTTCGACCCGACGACCAGCTTGCGGGTCGACCGGCACATGAACTCGGGCTCGGGGCAGATGTGGAACACCTACCACACCATCTGGGCGCTGGGCTCGACCAACCCGAACAACAAGGGCTTCGAGTGGGTCCTCACGGGTGAGCTCCACAACAACGCCCTCGCCTCCACGGGCGCCCAGAACGTCGCGGTGAACGGCACGGCCTTCAAGGAGTCGAACGGCATCGGACCGGTCGGTCCGACCTGGGCGGGCAACTTCAACTGCGCGGACATGACGGGCGAGGAAGACCCGGTCGCCTCGTGCATCGGCACCGAGATCGACGTGTCCACCACGGCCAAGGGCACCGACAAGAACCGGCAGCGCGTCGGCATCCAGATCTCCATGTCCGGCACGAACGGCGCCCACTCGGGCTACGGCATCATGATGGGCACCCCGGCCGGCGGCTGGATCGACCGCGGCATCGGCTTCCTGGGCCAGGGCGGGCAGTTCCAGATCGGCCTCGACACCACGCAGGCCTACTTCTCCAAGGCCGCGATCATGATGGCGCCGAACCAGTTCTTCGCGGTCGACGGCGACAACGACGGCAACTTCAAGCACTTCTGGGACTACGACAACACGGCGCTCCGCTACTTCACCCCGGGCGGCCCGATGCTGTCGGTGTTCGATGACGGCCTTGTCCAGGTCGGCCGGATCGCCGCCACGATCCCGCACACCCCGTCCTCGTCGTTCGGCGCGTGCGTGCGCGGCGAGCAGGCCTACGACACCGGCTTCTTCTACCAGTGCGTGTCGGACAACCACTGGAAGCGGGCCGCGCTCCAGGACTTCTGATCCTCGCACATCGTGACCGAACGGCCGGGGCTGGACCCCGGCCGTATGGCGGCAAGCGCGCATCAGCGCATGCGCGCAAGAGCGAAAGCTCCCTTCCTGATCCAAGTCGTTCCAGCCGCATCGCCGAGTTCTCGTAGCTATAACGAGACTGTCGAGAGCAAGAGAGCAACGACAACAGCAACAGAGAAGGAGAACACACAGATGAACGACGCGAGCACCACCGTGATGACTGCCGAAGCCGACGAGCTGGACGCTCTGCTGGGCGGTCTGGATATCCCCGACGAGACCATCGTCGACGTGCAGGCGGTCAGCGACGTCGCCGCCGACGACGTGATCGAGGAGCCGGCGACCGAGGACGGCCAGGTGGAGCTCGCGGCTACCGACGAGACGATCCTCGACGAGGAGACCGCCTCCGCGATCGAGGCCGAGATGCAGCTCCAGGAGGCCCGCGAGGAGGTCTACGCCAGCCACGAGAGCGGCCCGGTCATCGACCTCGCGGCGACCGACGTCACCCCGGCCACGCCCGCTGCCGCCAAGCCCAAGAAGGCTGCCGGCCCGGCGAAAACCCGCACCCCGCGGATCAGCGTCGATGCCCTGCCGGTCGACGCCTTCGTGCTCACCACCCTCGTGCCCGACGACCTCGAGGCGAACAAGGCGGCCGTCATCCGCGCCTGCCCGGCGCAGAAGAAGGTCCAGGAGAAATTCGAGAACCTCCTGGTCTCGATCCACCAGGGCAAGGCGCCGTCCACCTACGTGATGGACTGCTTCCGGGCGCTCGACGCCGCCGGCGAGATCACCTCGTCGGACATGGTCGCGGTGCTGAAGGCGACCAGCACCAAGAACGGCTCGAAGACCTACGCCGAGGGCACCGCCCGCAGCCAGGTCGGCCAGATCATGTCGCTGTTCCCCGCGCTCAAGATCGCGACCCGGGCCGGCAACAAGCTGACCGTGAACCCGGACAGCCTCCTGGTCGAGGCGCTTCGCACCCTCGCCGCCGGGCCCGCCCCGGCGGAAGCCGCCTGATCCACCGGGCGGGGCCGACGCGCCCCGCCCTCACCTCGATCATTCGCGCATTCGAGCAAAGGAGCTTTCGATCATGCTGGCGCCGTCGGCCGCCTACGCCATCGCCTCCCAGTGGGGCAGCTACATCCACTCAGCCGACCCCGGGGCCTGTTTCTACGCCTTCCACGCGGGCGATGGCCGGCCCGTCTCCGAAGAACATCGCACCCAGTGCCTCGCGCACCTCGACGGGACCGTGCTCCCCGAGGCCGAGGACCGGGTCAAGCGCACCTTCCCGCGCCGTCACGGCAAGCGGGGCCACGAGCACTGGAACGCCGTCGAGGACCTCAACGAGCTGCGGGTCCTGCGCGACTTCCTGATTGCAACCCCTCTGCGCGAAAGCGCGCATTAGCGAAAGGACACAAGCGACCATGAAGAACCGTCACATCGCCCTCGCCCTCTGCTGCCTGCTGGCCATCCCGGCGAACTCGATCGCCGCCCGCGCGGGCTGGGTCACGAACCACGAGGACGCCCCGAACGGGCACATCGAGGCGACGAACAAGGACGCCCCGAAGGCGGCCCCGGCCCAGACGCCGCGCCCCGACCAGTCCAAGCTGCCGACCGGCACGCCCGAGCAGATCCGGGAGAGCCGCAACTACCAGACCCAGGCGACCTTCATCGCCCTGAACGAGTTCGTGGACGGCGGCGCCTGCCCGAACGCCAAGTTCGACCCGGTCGGCGCGGCCACCCGGCTCTCCGAGGCCAAGTTCAAGACCGACGGCCTCGACCAGGTGAAGATCAAGGACCTCGCCGATCAGCAGCTCGCCTTCTACCGCGGCATGGAGGCGAAGCGCGCCTGCGACCTGATCTTCTCCGAGTTCGGGCCGACCGGCAGCGCCATCCCGGACGTGATCGTCAGCGCCGGCAAGAAGTAGGCCGCATTCGCTAAAGCGCGCATGCGATCAAGCCCGCATGCGCGCCCCGACACACCCAGCAATCGAGACGGAAATTCGACCATGCGCGCATGCGCTCTTTCGGCCATCGCCCTCGCTCTCGCCCTCACCTCCTCAGCCGGCGCCTACGAGGCCAAGAACGGCTCCCGCGAGATGAAGATCGTCCAGATCGCCTCGGTCAACGTCGTGGCCGCCTTCGTCTGCCGCAACGTCGAGCCCGACTCCGCAGGCCAGGCCGGCGCCATGAAGGGCTACGGCATCACGCAAGCCGATCTCGTGGACAAGCGCTACGCGGCCGACATCGCCGAGCTGACGGACAAGCTGCGCAAGGACCCGGTGAACGGCTGCAAGGGGATCGAGGAGGCGTTCGGACCCCAGGGCACCGTGATCCTCGGGCTCGTGAAGCCGCGCGAGCAGAAGAAGCCGATCACCGAGCGCTTCCCCGACGGCTCGCCGGAGAACAAGGCGGCGCTGCTGATGGCGTCGAGCTCCTACGTCCGGGGCCAGTGCAAGGACATGGAGATCAGCCAGGATACCTTTGTGTCGACGCTCAACGGCCTCGAGGTGCCCCAGGACCACATCAACAGCCCGGCGCTCGCCAACGAGGCGATGAACCAGGTGGCCGCCTACGTGAGGCACCCGAAGGGCTGTGACACCGCCTGGGGCCGCTTCGGCGACGAGGGCAGCGTGATCGCCCACGTCATCACCAAGAAGCACTGACGATCGCAAGGGCGCATGCGGGCAAGCTCGCATGCGCCTATTCGACCAACCCGCTCAAACGAAAGGACCTAGCCCCAGCATGAAGCGCGCCCTGACCACCCTCGCCTTGATCGCCGCGACTACCGCTCCGGCGCTCGCGAAGGAGAAGCCGATGACCAGCCTCGACCGGGTCGGCATCATGATCGCCGTCGCCCGGTTCGTGGACCACAACTGCGCCGGCATGCGCACGAACTACGAGGTGATGGCGCAGGCGGTGCGCGCCAACGGCGTCAGCCGGGCCGAGGTCGAGGGCAAGAAGGTCGCCGCTATCGCCCGCGACTGGGAGGAGCGCTTCCACCGGGGCGCGGTCGGGTCGAACTGCGTCGACCTCTACAGCCGGTTCGGGCGCCGCGGCACCACCCTGCCCGGCCTGATCGTGTGGCCGAACGCGCCGCAGGGCGAGTAAGGGAGCATTCGATCATGCGCGCATTCGCACGAACCGCCCTCCTCGTCGCTCTGATCGCCGGCCCGGCGCAGGCGCAGACCCACTTCCGGCACCAGTCGGAGCCCGACCACTTCGACAAGCTGAAGGCGATGGCCGCCATGTTCGGCGACACCCAGTATGCCGACAAGGCCTGCCCGGGGCTGCGGGTCGACGGCGACGCCGTGACCAAGACGCTCTACGCCAACGGCATCGAGATGATGGACCTCGAGCCCGAGGGCCCCGAGGAGATTTGGCTCGGCCAGCAGAAGCGCCGCGGCAAGCAGGGCGCCCGCACCGCATGCGAGGAGATCCTCGAGGTCTACGGGCCGGCCGGGAGCCGCTACCCCGGCCTCGTTTCGCCCAAGCGCTAAAGGGAGCATGCGATCATGACCGCAACCGCGCTTTCGCCCAAGCCCGACTACCTGCCCGGTCGCGGCTCGATCTGGCGCCACCACAAGGGCACCCGCTACCGCGTCGCCGCCGTCTCCCGACACAGCGAGAACCCGGGCGAGTGGCTCGTGACCTACGAGCCGGTCGAGGGTGGCGACGCCTGGACCCGGGCGCTGCTGTTCTCGGCCGACAACCAGTGGGCGGGCTTCGCCGATAGCTGGGTCGGCGACGGCGGCACCGACCGCTTCACCTACGTGTCGGGCCCGCGCACCTGGCGCGACGAGCCGCCGGCCGAGCCGACCCGCGAGCAGCTCCTGGAGATGCTGGACAACGTCTCGGCCGCGGCCCGCAACCTGATGATTCAGTTCGGCGGCCAGCTCTACCGGGACGATGCAGCCCAGCGCCGGCAGCTCGTGGACGAGGCGAGGGCGCTGTGTGACGGCCTGATCCGGGGCGAGGTCGCCTGACATGGTGCCGTCGATCAGCCACTACGGCAATTCCGGCGTCCGCGGCCCGGTCTACTCGGGCTTCGGGAGCGAGCCGTCCGTCGGCTTCTTCCTGATGGAGGCGGGGCTGATCGCCCTCTTCATCGCCGGCCTGGTGCTCCGGGCGCGACGCTGATAGACGGCGCGCTTTCGCGCATAGGAGCATGCGAGAATGAGCGCCTTCACCGACAAGATCTTCAGGCCCTTCTTTCATCCGGACGCGCAGCTCGCGTTCACGGATGGTGGCGAGACGATCACCGCGACGCTGCCGAACGGCTCGCAGATCACGCTCGGGATGAAGGACATGAAGTGGAAGGGCTCGCCGACGGAGCCGCTGAAGATGGTCCTGCCGCTCCTGAAGCAGGGCGAGACGAACGGCAGCGACGACGGCGACCGCGACCCGGTCTGACGCCGATCTGCTGGGGCGATATCGCAGCCCACTTGCTCTGGCAGAACCTGGCCCGCGCAGCACCCGCTGCTCGGGTCTTTTCGTGAGCGCTTGCGAGCGTGCGCGCATGATCGAATGGGCGAGAGCGCGCAAGCTCTCAGAAGCTCGCACAGCGTCGGGGCGCGCTCGCGCGCACGACGACAGCACGCAGCACGCGAAGCGTCTCAGCGACGCGCGCACGCGATCCCCGGCCTGGTCGAGCGGCCGGGCGGGCAGCGTTCAGACAAACCCGGGCCCTCCCTCGCTATAATAAGTCAGCACTGACTTGTTCGGTGTGCAACAGAGGAGAGGGCGGATGCGCCTCGTAACGCTGGCGGCCATGGTCGCACTGACGATCACGGCCACGACGGGAGAGGCTGCGGCCCGGGTCCGTCATCACCATCACCACCGGCACCACGCGCAGATCGTGGCGCTGGAGCCAGTCGCTGTCGAGGCGCCGGCCGAGGAGCCCAGCTTCCTCGATCAGCTTCTCGGGAAGACCAAGCGCGTCGTCGAGGCGCCGGTCCGCCGGATCAACCGCGGGCTGAACCGCCTCACCGACCAGGCCGAGGGCGGCTCCGTCCAGGCGATCGTCACCCAGGAAGCGGCCCGCGCCGGCGTGCCCCAGCGGATCGCCCACGCGATCATCCGGGTGGAGAGCGGCTACAACTGCCGGGCCCGCAACCGCTCGGGTGCGGCCGGGGCAGGGCAGCTCATGCCGGCGACGGCACGGGCCATGGGCGTGCGCAACCCGATGGACTGCCGCCAGAACATCGCGGGCTCGATGCGCTACCTGCGCCAGGCGATCAGCAGGGGAGGGGCCTCCTGCGCGGGCGTCTCGCTCTACAACACGGGCGTCGGCGCGCGGCCGCGCTGCACCAGTTACGGTCGCAAGGTGATGCACTTCGCCGGTCTGTGAGCATCAGGGCATTCGCGCATGCTCTCATGCCGGCATGCGCGAATGCCGTTTTAACAGTCGGGTCGAGAGTGACTGTGTGTCTGTCGACCGGTGCAACCGCGCCGATCCTGCAAACCGCCGAGGTTCCGCTCGCTTCGACCGCGAACGTCAGTCTCGAACCGCATCTGCCCGGCCTGGGCCGCGCTGCTGCCTCCACCGAACCCGCCGCTGCTGTAACCCCCACCTCCGGGCCAGTTTTGTTCCTTTGGTGCAGCCTGAGCGGTGGCGATCGTGAGCAGGAACGCACCGGCGATGAACAGGTGTCGTGCCATCAGATACTCCATTTGCCGAGCGCACGCCGGCGATCTGTCAACGAACGTGAACGCAAAATAATCCTCGCATCGCCACCCGACCCGGCTGAACGGCTGTCGTAGCTTCTGAGTGTCGAGAGCGACACGAGAGGAGCGACATGCACACCGAAAAGACCATCCTGGCGCTGATCGCCGGCTCCGACGCCGCGGTGAAGCGCGCGATCAAGGCGCTGGCGCCCGCGGGCTTCGACGGCCCGGACGCGGAGTTCCTGGCGGACATCCATCGCAAGCTCCCGCTCTACGACGACCGCATGACCCAGCGGCAATATCGCCGGGCCCGGAAGGCGCTCGCCGGCTACGCGGAGAAGCTGCTCGCAATCGCGAATGCGCGCATGGCCGAAATCGACCAGACCATCGAGGAGCCGGCGCCGGCAGTCGAACCCGCCCTCGAGCGCGTGCCCGAAGACGGCTATGCGTGGGGGAGCTGGTAGCTCAGCCGTGGAACGGCGGATCGTCGAGCATCGTGCCGTCGTCGTGGCGAGAGCCCGCGACCTCAGAGGGTGTCAGCTCCTTGGTCTCCTCGAGATGGACCACGTCCCACGGCTCGCCCGGATGCCGGGTGAACCGCATGCGGTAGACGTGACCGTGATCCTCGACGATCCGCACGGACTCGGGCGGCGCGTTCTTGGAGAAGATGAAGCTGGCGACTTGGTGGAACCCGGGCAGGCTCACCGTCTCCGTCGTCGCGGCCGCGATGATCGTGGAGCCCGTCACGGCCCCGATGATCGACATGGCCATGCGAACGCCGGCGAACGCCCTAGGGCGGCGCCGCGAGCGTCCGACCGGCAGGCGGACAACATTCCCACCGTAGTCGTCGTCGCTGCCCCCGGACCCGTGGGTCCAGATGTCCATTCCGAACGTGAGGGCGTCTTGAGCGAGATCCCTAATCGACTGATGCGATTGGGACATCGCCACGGCACTGTAGACTTGTCCGTGCTCGCGTGCGTAGTGAGCAAGCGTATCCTCGATCCGAGCTACGAGTTCGGAGCTCATGTCGTGGAAGCGATTGACCGACACCTCTGACATCGTGTGTGAGGCTCCCGGGATTTCTTGTGTGTGGTGTGAAGACGGGCCGCATTGCTTCCGGGTCGCCAATCACCCGGGGCCGTAGCTGTCCATAAATCGGACAGCGTTAACATGCTAGTGGGTTACGGGCGTAACCAGCGGTCGTGGTAGCGAAATTTTGCAGACCTCGCAGGTTTCCGTGACATTCCAACCGACACCGCAGGAAAAAATCGCTAATTTCACAACACGTTCATGAAGAAGCTGAGCCATGGAGAAAAAATCCCCTAAGTGCCGCAACCCAAACGCCAAAGTTTTAGCACGCCCAATCTTTAGGCAGCGGGTCATCACCAAGAAGACCTACCAGCGGAAGCCCCGGACCCCCTCCGGGGCTTCCGACGCTTTCAACCTATGGTGAGTCGTTCCGTTCCCTTTTTGTTCTAGCAATCGGTTCCTACACACGCCACGAAAATCTGAGCGACAGCGCGCTATAGATGAGACGCACAGCGCGACACGCGCCACATATCCACAGCGCATCCACAGCCAACAAGGAGACCTCGTGAAGCCCAACACCCTGCTGACCCTGGAGAACACCGTAACCTCACCGATCGAACACGGTGATGCCGGCGTGATCCTCAAGCCCGACGGCACCTTCAAGGTGTTCTCGACCGGCGTCGACGGCCCACTGACGCCCGCGCAGGAGGCACAGGGCCGGAAGCTGATCGCCCTCTCGATCGCCTTGCGCTACCCCGAGGTCATGATGGTCCTCGAGCGCATGGCGAACGATCCGGCCATCGTCGGCGACGGCATCGACACCGGGCCCAGCCACTAGAACCGGGCAGGGCGCTCTCGCGCGCCGTGTTGCCCATCTGCAACAGTCACCACTGACTTACCAGGAGACGAACGTGCTCACTCCCCACCAGACCCGCTACACGCGGGACAAGCGCCAGGTCGTCGTGAAGGACTGGATCACCCGGGTGTTCGGCCTGCGCACCCTGAACCTGCGCTTCCGGGCCGAGCGGGTCCTGGAGGAGGCGTTGGAGCTCGCCCAGGCGGCCGGCTACCCGCAGGAGAAGATCGCCGGGCTCACGGCCAAGGTCTACGCCAATCCGCCGGGCGCGCTGCGCCAGGAGGTCGGCGGCCTCGGGATCAGCGTGCTTGCCCTGTGCGAGACGGCCGAGATCTCCGCGGACGAGTGCGAGGAGGCCGAGATCCTCCGGGTGCTCTCGAAATCCACCGCCCATTTCAAGGCGCGGATCGAGCGCAAGATCGCCGACGGCGTGTGCAGCGAGGACCTGCTCGAGGAGGCTGCATGAACCGGATCATCACGCAGGACGGCACCATCATCGAGGACGGAGAGAGCCGCCCGTCCGACCTGATCCAGGAGGAGCCGTGAAGCCCTACGGCCGCCGGCGCGGGGACAGCGGCTGCTGCCCCGGCCACGACACCTTCCCGTCCGAGACCTACGCCAACCGGCGCAGCAAGCGGGCGCAGACCCGGGACACCGTGCTCCAGCACCAGCGCGCACGCGCCCAGCAGAAGCACGAGACGCGCGCAGCCCTAGAAGACCCCGAGCGCTGCCAGTAGTTCCCCGATCGTCATTCGCGCATTCTCGCATGACAGCAAGCGAGAACGCGCGAATGATCGGTCACGACGCAAACGGGCAGGAGATCGCCCTCGACGCCGACAAGCTCACCGGCACCCACCTCGCGATCATCGGCAACACGGGCGCCGGCAAGACGCACACGGTGCGCAAGGTCCTCGAGCAGCTCTGGGGCCACGGGGTGCAGATCATCATCGACCCCGAGCAGGAGTTCCACACCCTGCGCCAGCTCCACCCCTACGTGATCTTCGGCGGCCCGCACGCCGATGCGCCGCGCGGCGCAGCCTTCCGGCTCGCCCGGTGGATCCTGGAGACCAAGACCTCGGTCATCATCCAGTTCAACGACACCGAGGGTATGGACGCGCAGCGCCTCTGGATCGGCAAGTTCCTCGACGCGCTCATGACCCAGCCGCGCGACCTCTGGCAGCCCGCATTCGTCGTGATCGACGAGGCGCACCGCTACGCCCCGCAGTCCGGGCCGGCCGACACCTCTCGGCGCGCGATCTGCACGCTGATGAGCCAGGGCCGGAAGCGCGGGTTCACCGGCATCCTCTGCACCCAGCGGCTCGCCAAGATCACGAAGGACGCCACCGGCGAGTGCAACACCTGGCTCGTCGGCCGGGTCGGGCAGGTGCTTGACCGCAACGCCGCGGCGAACAATCTGGGCTTCCCGCTCAAGAGCGACGAGGCGCTGGGTCTACGCGACCTCGACCCAGGCCAGTTCTGGGGCTTCGGCATCGCCATCGGCAAGCAGCCGGTCCTCATCTCCGTCGCGCCCACGCAGAGCAAGCACCTCAAGCTCGGCGAAGCCTTCGTGCCGACGAAGCTGGTGAACAGGCCGCGCCTACCGAATGAGTCGCCCTGGTTGGCCAAGCTCGCCGTCGCCGGCGTGCTCATGGCCTTCGTCACCCTGGTCGCGCTGCTTCCGCATCTCGCCTGATGCAACCCGACGCTCTCGCGCTATAGTCAGTCAGCACTTACTCACGACCGGAGCACAGCACATGGACCTCCTGATCCTCCCCACACTGACCGGCACGGCCGGCGCCGCCATGATCCTCGGCTCCTTCGCCGTCTCCCGGTTCATCCTCGCCGGCGCCCGCAAGCGCGCGGCGCAGATCGAGGCGGGCGCCGAAGACCTGGTGCAGTATCGGGTGCGCCAGACGCTCGGCTACATCGACGACGTCCGGGCGCGCTGGCGCCGAATGGACGTGCAGGGCGGCCTCAACGTCGCCGCGGCGCTCGCCGAGCACTTCCGGCTCACGGCTCAGGTCCAGGAGCTGAGCGAGGAGAACGCCGACCTGCGCACAGAGCTCGAGGCCTACAAGGTCGACTCGGTGGAGCAGGGGAGGGCGGCTGACGCCTACGCACGGCAGGCTGGCGAGGCCAACGCCGTGATCGACCACCTGACCTGGGCGATCAACGAGAGCGGCAACTCCATCCACCTGCCCGGGCACCTGGCCGAGGCCCACGCCGAGAGCCTGATCCGCACCGGCTTGAAAGGTCGTATTGGCCGGACAACCCGCACCATCGGGCGCGCCGCGTGATGACCAAGCCGCCGATCGACGGGCTGACCGCGCAGATCGCCACCCAGTCCTGGCTCGCCGAGTGGCGCCGGGCCTGGGTGCGGCTCCACCCGACCAAGGAATGCCCCGTGCTTGCCTGGGAGGCATACTCCTCGGCCGAGCAGGGGTTGATGATCCGAGCAGTGAAGGCGGCCATCGCCGCAGCCAGCCTGGAGAACGTCGCCGCGGTCATCGCCCGACGCGCGGACTGAAGCCACGAGATTTGTCGGATCGCCTACTAATTATCTGTCAAGTAGCTGATCATACGTATGCAGCAAGCAGACAACCTAAGACGCTGTGACAGGCGACCGAAAGAAAATCAGCACTGACTGACTTATTGACAAATTGACGACTAGCGCGTATATCAGGTCGAAGTCGCTTGCCCGGCCACCGAAGGCGATGATTTAAATGGACGTTTTAGAATTTTCTATAGAAGCAGATGTCACCGAGTTCGATAGGGAACCTAAGTTCTATCGCGATAAGGCGCATCGCAAGCCCGTTCTTGTCAAAGAAGATGGCAAGCCTAGCACAGTAGTTGTTGATTACTCGGATTTCATAGAGATGCTGGAAGCTCTCGAAGCCGCTCTTAACTTATTGAAAATTGGCGACACTAAAAGTGACCGCCAAGCTTATACAATTGACAATCTCCCGCCAGACGTCGCTCAAATGATTCTGGAAGCGCCGCCGTCTGATTTGGAGGAATATGAATATTAGGATTTCGCATTGTGATACCACCAGCACCACCCACACCAGGCACTGTTGTTAGATTTAATTACCTATGGGCACGCGAGCGTAGGGAGGGCGAGACAAAGCCTAAGAAGGTTCGCCCCGCAGTTTTGATGATCGCGAGAGATGCGGCATCAGGCCAATGCTTAGTAGCGCCGATAACGCATTCTCCTCCCGAGGAGCCGGATGCAGGCATTGAAATCCCAAATAAAATTAAAGAGCGACTCGGTTTGGACGCGGACCGCCAATGGGTAATCTATACGGAAGTAAATCTGTTTCCTTGGCCCGGAACCGACTTACGACCCGTCCCCGATAAAGAACCGGCTACAGTGATTTACGGCCAATTTCCTAAGAGTTTCTTTGAAAAAATATATGATTATATGGCCGCAGAAGTTAGGCGCGCTGGGGCCAACTTCGAACAAACTCCTCGATCTTAAATGTGTGCGGAGGACCAGCTTGCTACTGATCCTCCGCATCCAGCTCGGTTGACCTAGCCACTGAAAGGTTCGGGAGGTTCACGAGGCCTCCCGGCCCACTCCCGGGCTGCCAGCTTGCTCCAGCGGCCCGACGTGATCGTATAGATAATCGCGCGTCTGCGCCCGAAATCAAGAGGGTAGGGGAGCCGTAAGCGTAGCCGGCACGGCATTCCATCCCGGAACCATGGATTCCACCGCCATCGGCCTGTAATTACTAATTTACTACTTATCTATACTTCTAATTACAGGCCCATGGCACCGGATATTCCCGAGCGCCCCGTGCCACGATCCGGACCAATCCGAGCTTGACGCGCGTTCACAGTTCAGTCACCACTGACTTGCCACACAGCCCCAGCCGACACGTTCGTGCTGCGCAGCTACGTTGTCAGAGCAGACAACGCGCACACAGGAAGTCAGTCAGCGATGACACACCTTCTCCCATCGGTCGGCGACCGGATCCGCCTCCTCGAGATGCCGAACGATCCGTGCCCCATCGAGCCGGGCAGCCTCGGCACCATCCTCTACGTCAGCGCCGGCCCGGGCCAGATCGGCGTGAAGTGGGACAGCGGCCGGACACTGCACCTGGTCATCGGCGTCGACGTCTTCGAGGTGGTCGCCACGCACCGCGTCGTCCTGATCGAGGACTGCGCCTACACCCGCTACGAGCTGCTGATCGAGGCGACCGACCCGGACCAGGCCGCCGGCATCGCCCGCGAGATGGTCACGGACGGCCGAGCCGGCGCGCCCCGCATGGAGCACCGGGACGACGCGCTCCCCTACGTCACCGACGTCATCAACCACGAGGGCGAGGAGTGCGCCTTCAGCGAGGAGCATGGGCACGATGGCGTCATGGTCCCGGACCTGCTCAAGGCGCGCGACACCTGCGCCGACGTGATCGAGTCCATCGACGATTTCGCGGTCGCCTGTGGTCGGGCCCAGCACACCGACACGGGCGAAGCGTGGGACCTGCTCAACCGGATCCGCACCGCGCTGTTCGAGGCGCTGCCCAAGGACATGCAGCAGGAGGCGACCGCCTACCTGCACGAGCGGGCGACCACGGCCGAGCGTGAGGACGCCATCGAGGCCGACCACGCCCAGCACGCCATGACGGTGAGTGCCTGACATGGCCATCCTCGCCTGCACCAAGTGCCACTGCTTCGAGAACGCGGAGCTCCTCAACGACCGGCTGGAGTGCATCGCCTGCGCCGGCGACGACTGGGCGCCGCTCGCCCGCTCCTCGCTCGCCAAGAGCTGCGCCGACCACCTCAAGCACCTCTACGCCGCCTACCGCCTGAAGGTGATCCGGCGCTGGGCTGGCCTCGACGACAACCAGATGCGTCTCCGCTCAGCCGCCTAGAGGCTGTTATGGACCTGGGGCGGGTCTGTGCTCAGATGAGCGGGGATGAGCGCTCCCCGCAAGCCGTATCCGTCCGACGTTTCCGATGAGGAGTGGGCGCTGGTTGCGCCCTACCTGACGCTGCTGCGTGAAGATGCCGGTCAGCGTGAGCATGCGTTGCGCGAGGTGTTCAACGGCCTGCGCTACGTGGTGCGAAGCGGCTGCCCGTGGCGGCTGATGCCGCATGATCTGCCGCCCTGGTTTGCCGTGTATCAGCAGGCCCAGCGTTGGCTGGCTGCCGGCTGTTTCGAGCAACTGGCCGAGGATCTGCGCGCGGTGCTGCGCACGGCGTCGGGTCGCGCGCCGGAGCCGACGGCGGCTGTGCTCGACAGCCGGACTTTGCGCTCCTCGCCCGAGAGCGGCGAGCGGGCCGGCTACGATGGGGCCAAGCGCAAGAAGGGCTCGAAGCTGCACATGGCGGTGGACACCCTCGGCCATCTCCTGGCGCTGCACGTCACGCCCGCCGATGCCGATGATCGCGCTCAGGTCGGCCGGCTGGCCAAGGCCGTGCAGGCGGCCACCGGCGAGAGCGTCGAGGTCGCCTTCGTCGATCAGGGCTACACGGGCGAGAAGCCGGCCACAGCCGCCCGCGAGCATGGCATCGCACTGGAGGTGGTGAAGCTGCCCGAGGCTAAGCGCGGCTTCGTGCTGCTCCCACGCCGTTGGGTCGTGGAGCGCTCCTTTGCCTGGGCCACCCGCTTCCGCAGGCTCGTCAAAGATTACGAGCGCTATGCCAGCACCCTGGCAGACCTGCACCTCGTCGCTTTCGTCTGCCTCATGCTCAGACAGGCCGCTCAAATGGCCACAGGTTCATAACAGCCTCTAGACGTTCCAGGCACACCCGTAAGTCATTGCGCTACAACTTAATTGTCAGTCAGCACTGACACGCAAGAGGAGACAGCCATGACGCCGAAGTCCGCTGCACACGACCGCACCGACGTCCTGCACATGATCGGGCTCCAGCGCGGCGACGCGCTGGGCGGCCTGAACGAGAGCCTCTATCTCGCTGCCCGCGCCGTGCTCTCGAACTGGGAGGGCGGCGACCTCGCCGCCGCCGTGCGCGAGCTCCAGACCGCGGTGAACGGGCTCGACGACCATTACCATGAGGTCGCCGCGGTGGACGCCGGCTGGGAGCGCCGGACCGGCGTCTGGATGCGCTTCGCGGTAGCGGGCGAGACCATCGACCCCGAGCTGCCCAATCACGAGATCTGGGTGTTCGCCGGCATGGTCTACGCCTACCGGGCCGAGCACGCGCTCGCCCAGGACGAGTTCCGCAACGCCAAGGCCGGCGCCCACTGATGGCGCGGACCATGACGCCCGGCACGGATGCCGACGTCCAGCGGATCGGCCACGCGATGTGGCTGCTCCGCGAAGCGCGCAAGGCCCTGAAGGCGGCCGGCGCCCGCACCAGCGCCAAGAAGGTCGCCCGCGCCCTCAAGTCCGCCGACGGCGCTCGCCGTCACGCCCGACACCGCGCGCTGCGCACCGAGCTGGGAGAGGTGTAA